GTGAAACAACTATTCTGGTCAAGAAACTACTTTTTGTTTTCTGGGGATGGAACAGCCCTTTGAGCGTGGGGAAACTTGCTCCGATAGGAGTATTGACCACGAAGCCACCCACCTCTATAGGTGGGGGTAGTTCACCAGAAACTTTTCTGAACAACAGCTTTTAGAAATTCTTAACAATAATACTGATGAAGAAATCAGAGACGCTTTTAAGACTGCATACAGTGGGCGGCTTTCTTTTGTGATATGAAGAGAGCGAGACTTTGGCAGGAAAGGAGGAGTAACCATGGATATAAGGGTTGAGTACGACATTCATGACAACGTTGATTTGGAAAAGCTCGGAGAACTGTTGTACCAATACTTCAACAAACTTGGTCCTGTGCTGGTGCTTTCAGTTAATGTTGTGCGTGATTTCTACAGTGTTGTCTATAACAAGTCGACAGGCACCTGCACCAACATAACAGTAACATTCGATGTAGCAGGTAAACCTGAGGATGTGGTTGCATTCCTGGATAAATTGAACGAGGCTGTGATAAAGACTGAGCAAGGAGGATGAGGTTGTGAGGATTTTAAACGCAGTTGGAGATTGGCGCTCGAAAAGATTAGACACTACTGATTAGATTAAAACAAAACAGCCCCCGCAAGGGGGCTTCCTTTTTTTATCTTTGGGTAGGATTAATAGTATTTGTCCATCAAACGCATTGCAGTTGAAAAGCCTTTTGATAAGCTTTTTCGGTTTGAAAAGCCTTTGTTACTATAAACTCTCTTCAATACTCTTTGCCGACTTGTTTGCCGTTTTAATGTTACAATTTCAATCGTAAAGGAGGGATTAGAATGCGCTGGTTTGTCGCAACACCGTCACGTAAGGTGGTTTTTGTAGCTTCTGATAAGGACTGGGCAGTGGCTGTTGCTAAAGATTATCTCAGAACTCGCAAAACACCGCAATTCTACTATGTCATGAGCGAATGCATGTACCGAGAAAAGAAATGGGAAGACGCCACCATTGTGGCAAACAAAGCAAGGCTCAAGAGGTGGGGGTTCAATGTCAAAGACGAGGAAGTTGCTTGAAAAGTGCAGGCAGTTTGGTGTAGAATGCGATAACGAAGCTCTTAGGTACCTGCGCAGGCATTCGAAAATGAGGATTTTCTCAACAGGTTGATGAAGTTCTTTGCAGTGCCCTTTGAGGTAACAGACAACGAAATAATAGTGCCTAAGCTTCTTAGTGCAGTACTTGGCACTCTGGAATGGAAGCACTGGAAAACGTATGAGAATCACTTTGCAAAAAGCTACGACACGTTTGTGCAAAATGTGGGAAAATTGATTAAGGCAGAAGCATTGATGGCGTATATGTACATCAAGTTGGAAGAACCACTGCGATTATTAACGACCACTAATATGCACGATATTTGGAAAGATGTTGCGTGGCTATACACCATCAAGAACTTCGAGAATTTTGCTAGGCAAGAGCGAGGATATTAAAGGAGGGAGTACGATGGAACAGGAAGGCTTAACGGTAGCAGATATTGTGAAAGGGCTGCGAGGAAAGTACAGAGTGTCGTTTATTGTGAAGCAGGGAAAACCAGAAGAATTTGTAGCACTTGAAACAGCAATAGTTGAACTTCAGAAGCCACTCGATGAGCTTGACCCATTTAGGCATTTTGTATTCGAGGTAGCTTCGGAAATCCAAGAACCGAATAACGAAGTGGAAATAGCTGTCGAGCTTTGGTTCAGTACAGATGGCACGAACTGGAGAAAGTTGCCTCTGTTCATACAGGGACTGCCTGAAGGTGTTGTGATAATGTCATTGTTTGGAGCCGTCTACCAACTTGATAAGTACCTGCACGGTGATGCGGACTTCGAAATACCGTCTGATGTAATGCAGATGCTTGAAGAGGTTATGGACAACGTGCACGACACTTTGGTTATTTACATGTCTACAAGATGTCCAGTTTGTATACAGCAGATACCAACGGTTGTGCTCTACAGCTATTTGACGGGTTTGAACGTCATGGAAGGCAACAATGTGATAATCAAGTTCATTGATACTTCCAAGAAGGCATTAGTTGAAGCTGGCGAGTTGAAACTCAGTTCGGTGCCAACGTTTGTCATCAACGGCATGAAGGTGTCAGGTGGTCCACGCGGATTGCAGAACATAGCTGAGTTCGTTTTAGGCAGAGACCCAGACGCTAAGCCTTTGGATTGGGTAGAGGAATATCAAGAGCCTGCGAGCGAACCAGTAGCTGAAACAACGGAAGAAACTCCACCTGAGGTAACAACACAAGAGTCAGAACCGCCGATGGAAGAAAACAGCAGTGAGGAGGAACAAGCATGAGAAAACTGAAAAACTTCTTCAGGAAAGTTAAAGAGTTCTTCAGTAACATATTCAGAAAATAAGGTATGCACAAACAGCGTAAAGTCCGTGGGGTGTTCGTAGTACGCATGAGCCTGGGATTGGACAAGAACTGGTTTGCCCAGGCTCTCTCTTTGACACCAGCACAGTATGCACGTTACGAAGCTGGTAAGCTTGAACTGAATCCAGAAACTAAAACGCTCAAGCTTTCGTATATCGCCTCGCTTCTGAATGTGCCATATCCATTCCTTGACAAAGTAATGAGCTATTCGGTTGCCAAACGGCTAATCGGTGGCTTCAGAAAGAGGCTGTACAATAAACTGATTGCTAACACAAAGCTTGTAGCATTCAGGACACGACTGTATATGCACGTAAAAAAGCTGAGCAGTTATCGAAGGCAATACCGCCAGTTCTTAAAACAAATATCCAAATACTTCAAAAAGGAGGGGAACGAACATGAGCTTGGAGAAGCTGAGAGTAACTGAGAACCACTATATTGTCAAAGAGCTTCCACTTCCAACCAACTTTGAGATTACCTTTGAAGCAGATGACGGTCTGCGCTATGGTGAGGTCGTCTTAGTACCTCAGGAAAACAAATTGGGACTCAAGGCTGGACAGAAGATATGGTACTTTCCAATCAGAAGAATACCATTCTACTACGACAAGGAAGTCTACGTTATTGTACCATTTGATGCTGTGATAGTAATCGAAGAGTGAGGTGATGGTGATGGCAGAACTCATTAAGCAACCAAATGTATACGATACATTGCTGAAAGTTGCAGATGAAGCACAGGCCATTATTGGAAGCACTTATGGACCTCGTGGAAGATATGTACTGCTCTGGAAAGGTAGCGAGCCTGTTGTAACCAACGACGGTGTAACGATTGCTCAGAACCTCTCGTTCCCCAATCCACCAGAAAATGCAGTTTTCAACGTTATCAAGCAGGCTTCTCTCAAAACTAACAATGAAGTTGGTGATGGAACAACGGCTGCTATTATTCTTGCTTCTGCGTTTATAAAGCAGGCTGTCAGTGAGGTCAAAAACGGTGCTAATCCCGTACTTCTTAAACGTGGTATGGAATGGATGCTCGAAAAGGTAGCGAACTTCATTGAAGAGCAGGCAATTCCTGTTGCAAGTCCAGACCAAATCTTCCAAGTTGCAACAATCTCTGCAAACGGTGATACTATTATCGGTGGGCTCGTTACCGAAGCTTATATGCAGATTGATGAGAACGGTATGATACTTCCAACACGCAGTGAGACGAACGAGGATTATGTTCAAAAAGTTGAAGGCTATTTCATCGACAGGTCATTTATTTCACCGTATCTTGCGAGAGGACCTGTAACAGAATACAACGATGTCTACGTCATGCTTGTCGACACTCGATTGTGGGGAATTAGGCCATATCTGTCGCTACTCGACAAAGCTATCGGTTCAGGCAATCCTCTGCTCATCATTGCAGAAGACATCGAAGGTGAGTTCCTGCAGACTCTACTTGCCAACAGAGTGCAGAGAAACTTACCACTTGCTGCTGTAAAGGCACCTGAGTACGGCGATAAGATGAAGCAGATACTTGAAGATATTGCGGTTATTACAGGCGGTACAGTGATAGGTATGTCTGTCAGACCAGAGGCTGCCAACCTTTCGCACCTCGGTCGTGCAAGTAAGGTCGTTATTGACGCTGAGCGTACTGTCATTGTTGGCGAAAATCCATCACAGAATAAATTGCGCAATAGAATAGAACAGCTCAAGGAACTGATAAAGAAGAACGACGAGTACAGAGACTTCTACGAAGAAAGGCTTGCTAAACTAACAGGTGGTATTGCTCTGCTGAAGGTAGCTGGCAGAACGGATGCGGAATACGAAGAAAGACGAATGCGTGTTGACGACGCTCTCAGTGCAGCCATAGCTGCAGCAGAAAGCGGAATTGTACCAGGCGGTGCAACAATATTCCTCAGAGCATACAAATACTTTAAAGACCAAGTTGAAACACTCGAAGGATTCGACAAACTCACAGACGACGAAAAGAAAGGTGCTCAGATACTCATCGAAAGTTTAAAAGAACCAATTGTCAAGCTTGCAGAGAATTCAGGTGTCAATCCAGAAGAGCTTATTACCAACCTCATGAGGATGGAATCACCGCAGGGATTTGATGCACTCAGGCTCAGGTACTGCAACCTTATTAAGGAAGGTATCATTGACCCAGTAAAAGTTCCAATTATCGCTTTGCAGTCGGCTGTTTCGGCAAGCGGATTGCTTATAACCACGTCAAGTATCTATGTAGAAGACACGCAGGTGAAAGGAGAGTTCACAGCAGGGCTGAGGGCACGTGATGGGGGCGTCTAAGTTCACAGCCAAGGGGAGGTATGAGTATGAACATCGAAAAGATGCTGATAAAGTACAACTACACGAAGGGCGACAAGCGAAAAATCGAGTTTATAGTGATACACGACACGGGAAATCCGGCGAGAGGTGCCAATGCGCTGATGCATTATCAGTACTTCAATGCAACTAATCGTAATGCAAGCGCACACTATTTTGTTGACGACAAGCGGATTATCCAGACAGTGGAAGATGTAGACATAGCATGGCACTGTGGCGATACGCAGACGCCCCCGCTCATTGCTGGTTCCAGACCGAAAAATGCCAACTCTATCGGCATTGAGATTTGTATCAACGAAGATGGTGACTATTTCAAAGCTCTGCAGAACACCATCGAGCTTACGAAGTTCCTAATGCAGAAGTACGGCATTCCACCTGAACGAGTGATAAGGCACTATGATGTCAGTGGAAAAATATGTCCTCAAAGCATGTCTGGTTTCAATGGGAAGAACTACACGTGGGTCGTGTGGAAATGGTTCAAAAACCAACTGACCAAGTAGGGAAGTGGTACCATGGACGCACTCACACGTCAACCACCCACCACTGAAGTGGCGGGCTTGTAAAAAGCCCTGGTTGACTACACAAAAAAAGCCCGGGGCTTGTGCCCCGGGTTTTTATTGTTGCACATAAAGTATCAAATCATCAAGCGCTTTTTTTATCTTTGGGTAGTATGTGTTGTAATCAAGGTTTCGCTTTTTCAGAGCATCGGTTATTGACATGTCTTTGTAGACAATATCCTCAACTATGCTTTTGACTGTATTACCGTACCTTGAGCCTACGGCAACCAGTCCCTCTTTGAGTTTGAGCGATTGATTTCCGAATGCCTCAATCCATCCTTCCTCGAGCGGTACGACCTGCCTGTGCATGAATGTCTTGAGCGTCTTGGTGTTCAGGTTCGTTAGGCTTCTGAGCTCTTCGATTGTCGGCTGGCGGTCAAGCTCCGTTTCTGACTGATTGTAGACTGTTTCAAATTTCGCATATTGATTCTTGTAGTTTTCAGGCAGTCTGACAGGATGCTGGTACTGATTGACAAAGCGGTACATCTGCTGCATGTACTTTTGTGCAAATGACTCAAAACTACCTTTGCCGATTTGATACGCATCGATTGCCTGCTTTAGGTAGACTTTCGCCTGCGTTTCAAGTACCTCAGGTGGCAGACCAGAAGCATAGTACTTAGCAACCGTTGAGCGTATCAGCGGTTCCATTTTTCGATATATCTGCTCGAGCAAATCTGTACGTGGACTGCGTTTGTACTGCTCGACGAGGTTTGTCACTTCGCTTGGCACAGTAATATGCCTCCTTATTTAACTTTCTTGAATAGCTTAGCGAAAAAGCCGGTAGTTTTATCATTAGTTGGTTTTGCGCCTTTGCTGAATTTTCTTAGCAGATGCCAAGTACCGAGCCCGCCTAATCCTGCTGCAATTCCAGCCTCAGTATAGTAGTTCTTGTCCTGCATTCTTTTAGTTCCAACGAGCGAGCTTTTTTGCGCCTTGAGTGCCTGCTTGGCAGCAAGTAGCTGGCTTCGCAGAATGGCAAGTTCCGGGTCGTAGCGCATAAGGTTGTCTTTAGTTAATCCCACAGGTCCAGATAGGTCGCTGTGAAGTTCTTTCATCTTCTGCTTAATAGCAGCCTTAAGCTGTTTCACTTGCTGCTTAGTTTCTGCAACTGGATTGAAACCGGTCTGCATAGCCACTTGTTTCGCTATTTCCTTAGCAACTACTGTGTCGTATAGTTTTTTTGTACCATAGGCACCTGCACCAATGAGCCCCAATTTCAGTGCGGTTCTTAATTTCATTGCTTACCACCTCCGAACGCTTCCGGCAATCTGTTTATCATCTTCGTAATCAGCCTCCGTATGAAAGTTGTTTTCCTTATTTCGTCCTCGTCAACTATGTTTCTGAGAATAGAACGCTGAAGTGTTTCATAGCACCTCATCTGACGCTTCAATTTATTCATCAGTTTCAGCTTTTTCATGCTCATCGGCATTTTACTTACAGTAGTGTATAGCCTTGCCAACTCATAGTACTTCTTCCTAAGGTCATCTAGTTTGCCTGGCTTTAGTGTAACTCGCTTGCCGGTTGAAGACTGCACGATTATTTCTTTGCCTTTCAGCTCGTCCAATTTCTTCTGCAGTTTGTCCTTTATTATGTGCCGTTCGATTGTTTTTGCACCGTGTACTACCAATGCCTTTCTTGCTGTTTCGAACACCTGTTTGGGCAGGTAGTTGGGTTCCATTTCTCCACACCTCCTGAGACTTTTTCCAAAAAATCATACAACATCGGCTGTAGTTTGTTGAATGAACAGATGCCGACACGAAAAATTAAGCGGTGCTAAAATAGTTTTAGCATAACCAAAGGAGGGTACTTTGTCAACCACCCACCACTTAAGTGGCGGGCTTGGAAAAAGCCCTGGTTTACAAAATTAAGGCTAATTGAGAGAGCTAAAACGTTGATGTTCGAAAGGAGGGAAAGGGCTACTTCCTCACATGGCTAAAGCCACGTGTATCCGTAGCCCGGTTTCATGAAGAAGCACAAGCTGAAGCCGAAAGAAAGTATCATACTGTATACGTTCAGTGTTGTTTGGTTCCTTTGGAATAGGCTCGACAGCCTGAAGGTGAAATACATACTCAATCGCCTGTCGATTGATGTCAAAAACGAAGAAATAGGACAGGCCATCGGCGAGTGCATTGCAACACAACGGTTCATACCAGATTTCGGAATCCTCAAGTTCAACAGAAATTTTTTGTATGATTTCATTAAAATACCAGTTGCAATAAAGCTGAAGATACAGCAGTTGGCAGAGGAAGTCTACATGAAGGAGGGGGATGTGCAGTGCCAATTTATAAATATCAATGCCCCAATTGCGGTACAACGGTCGAAGAACTTAGGTCAATCGCCGATAGAGATAAGGAGATACTTTGTCCTCAGTGCTCAACTAACATGAAGCGCCAATTCAGCGCAAGCTTTGGTGTTGAATTCGTCACTGTCACTGGTCTGGCTAAGTTCTCTAGCCCATTGCTGAACAAAACGGTGTACTATGAAAAGCATGATAACTGGGTTCCGCCTAAGGAATACTTGGAAAAGAAAACAAGAGGACTTAAAATACTGTAAGGAGGTCGAAGCGCTTGGTTCAGAACGAGTACATCGTGGACGTAGAGAAAGGCAGAGTTCACTATCAGAACAGAACGTACGGACTGAGGGAATTTTTCGAGATGGTGGATGACAAGCGGGAGTTCATAAGGCGAATAGTTCAAGAGCTGAGGCTGTGGGGATTCAACGGATATACTATCTATGATTGGATTAGGAAAAATGTTGGTTTGGAATATGAGATGATACAAAAACTGTCGTGAACCCCCTTTTTAATAGACCGGTGGCATTCTCGGCGGGCACAACGCTCGCCGTTTTTCGTTCAACAAGTTCGAAAGTTTTAAGTATCATAGAAGTAGGAAACAATTCTGCCGTATGCTCGACATCGGCAACATGCTCGTCAATTTCTGAACAAGCTCGACAGGGAGGTAGATGGTATATGGACATGACGAAACTCAGAGAACTCGTGGTAAACGGCTATGCGACGTTCGATATTGAACTTGGCGGTAGGAAAGTAAAGTTCAGAACACTTACAACAAAAGAAACGATAGTTGCAACAATACTCAAGGAGCTCATGGTTACACGCAGGCTCATGACGAATGAGCTGTTCATGTCGCTCGATTCACTTATTAAGCTCGCACTCGGTGTTATTTCTATTGATGGTCAAGCTATTGAGCCTGAGATACCGCAGGAAGAGTTCAACAAACTCTTTGTCAGTTCGCTGGGACTGAGCCCATCTTCACAGGCAGAATTTGAAAAAGAAATTATTGCATTCTATGAAAAATACCTGCTCCCACGACTTGAGGTTCTGCTTGCGTTCCCGGTTACGTTGCTTGATGAAATAATCCTTGAGATAAACAACAAGCTTGATGAACTGAAGAATCTGCTCAGGAGTGGTGAGGCTGAAAAAAATTGATAGCCGACCCGTGGGTGCGGGGGTACATTCGCGCAATGCTCGCAAACAAAGAACACGTGTACCTGAGCAATCCATGGGTCGCAACAGCGATAATGGGTCTGGAAATGCGTGAAGAAGCTCTGCGTGTTAAAGAGCTTACACTGTTAGTTCTTGCGATGTACCAGGCAGACAAAAATGCAATACAGAAAGCGTTTGATGAGTACTTGGATGTACTTATTCCAAACAGGAAGGACATAGAAAAGCAACAGATGGAGGAGTTCCTGAAGAAGGCGCAGGAGTTCTTCAAACAAAATAACTAATGCCGGGTGATGTTATGGAGCCGACAATACAAGGTACTACAAATTCGGTAGCGGAACTGAATGCACAGATACAGCAGAGGCAACTGACAAACTCAATGCTTGCTGCTCTCAACACGCTGAATGCCAACATCTCAAGGCTTTCGAGTTCGCTGGCGATGGCTACAGCTCCTGTAACACGTCCCATGCCGATACAAGGCGGTATGGGACTGAACTTGTATACACCGCAGGACCAGTTATGGCGCGCTCGCACTGTCGGACTGCCTGGTCTTATTCAAAGAATGACCAACTTCTATATTCCAATGGACTACTTAACGCCAACTGAATCGATGTACAGGGTTCAGACAATTTCTGCCTACAGCAACCTGTTCCCGATGGGTATGGGGTTGCTGGGAACAATGGTAGGAACTGCTTTAGGCGGTCCTTTAGGCGGGCTAATTGGTGGAACGCTTGCTGCTACACTTACGCCACAGCCACTTCAGAGGCTCTACAGCCGTTTAGGTGCACCTATGTCAATGATTTACAGGCATCCAGAGATGGTTGGACACAAAGGTGCAACACTGACTGAACTTGTCCAGACTGAACAGGCTATTGCAGAACTTGCCGGACCGCTATGGGGGATAAACAGGCGCAGAGTGGAGGAAATCACCAGACAGCTAGCTGGCACGTCGCTACTGCGTGACGTTACAACGGTTGATGAATACAAAACAAAGATGGAAAAACTCCTCAAGAACCTACGTACTGTCACAGGTACATTGAGAACAACCTACGAAGACGCAATCAGGTTCATGGACAGCCTGAGGCGTATGGGAATTAGAGAACCTGGGCAGTACTTGGTTAACATGTCGTATCAGTGGAGGCAGATAGGTGCTGAACTCGGCATCAACCAGACAGCGTATGCTCAGAATGTTGTTGCGAATGCCGTTAATTTGCAAGGCCTTGGTTATGGTGCAGAAGGTGCAATGGCGATAAGCAATCTGCCTGGCTTTATTTTGACGGCTATCAGGCGCATAAATCCCGAATTTTATAGGCAGGAAGTTGAACCGAGGACAGAAGAGACGCTCAACACACTCCAAGAGATGATTAATCAGCTGTTGGCAAATCCGAACCAGCAGACAGCACTGCTGGGGCTCACGGCTATTCGTGAAGAAGGTGACAGGCGAGTTGCTACGCTTGATGAAGAAGCTCTGCGTGAGTTCATGGCAGGCAGGCTCACGTTCACGGATTTGATGCAACGAGGTATAGAGAACCGAACAAGGTACGGCATATTCTCACCGCAGGAAGCCGCTGGAATAATCGAGCAGGCATTCAGGGAGAACACCGGAGCTTTAGCAGCAACTCTCATGCAGAGCATAATGACAACTCCAGAATTTCAGGCATACCGTGCAGTCAGACCTGAGACACTCAGCACTGAGGAAGTCTTGCAGTCTTACTTGATGGAACGGTTTGGTCTTGGTAGAGGCATGAGCAACATCATGGCACAGATGATAACAACTGGTGCAATGGCAGGTCCTGACCAATTTGAAGCAAACCAGCGCAGAATCACCAAACTTGCACAGTATGAGCAACTCTCAGATGAGCAGATAGTGGGTAGGCTCGATAGGTGGAGTCAATTTTGGTCTGGACTTGCAAGACCATTTGTAAGCATGTGGCATGGTATTCAGCGAGCGTATACGGAAGCAGTTGAGCGTCCTATCCGTGAACGCCAAATCATGCAACGCACTTATTGGGAACAGCTCCAGCGTGAAGAAACTGCCGTCGTCGGTGCAGCACGGCAGGGCAGTGTACAGGATATTGCTGCACTTGTCCAGAACGCCTTTGTCGGTGCTAAAAGAGTTGATGCAAGTACACTTCAGAAGAATATCGACACGCTCACGAAGGTATGGGCTGTCAATCCTATATATCAACTGCTCAGACCTGAGCAGATAAGAGAAGTATTCGGCAGATGGGAAGCGATGGGAACCGAAGAACTGACAGCACAGGATATTGCAAATGCGTTCAACATGGCGCTTGGACGCTCGCTGATTGCAACTGACAGGAACAGGTTTGAGCGCTTCCTCAACCAAGTAGAACGAACGATTGCGAAAGAGGGGCAGGTAATCATAGGTGGCAGGGCATTCAGTGCAGACGAATGGCGCAGGCTCAATGAGGAAACCAGAAGGCAGTTGCTCGAGGTTTTTGCTGGTGAACAGGCAGCTAAGTCGCAAGTCTCACCAGAAGTAGCCTATCAGACGCTCAGCGAACTGCCTGAATTCAGACAACTCACACCAGCAGGTCAGAAAGAAGCGCTCAGAGACTACATGCTTGAAGGTGCACCGAAAGATTTCACCACGTGGTTTACCGATTGGCTTAAAAAACGCGGTGGACTTACAGAAGCAACTGTCAGGGTGCCAGAAGACATTCAGAAAACTGTTGAACAGTCCCTCAAAATTTTACAGAACCGAATCGAACAAGGTGAAATCACACCTGAACAGGGGCAACAACTTATCGAAAATATACGTAGCATGTTGGAAGCTGGACAGTTTACTCAGCTTTTCAATACACTGCTGTACAACCAACTGTTGCCTCAGCAGGTTGCACGTCCGGCAGAACTGCAGAATTTACTTAATAGAGCGGTTAACACCATTCAAACTCAGCAGAAGCAGGGCAAATTGGATGAAAAGACTGCAAGCACACTCACTGAACAGCTCACAGAAGCCTTCGAACTTGGAGATTACCAGCGGTTCTTCGATTTGCTGAAGCAGACAGGTATTGAAACACCGCAGGAAATTGTCCAGTCAAGAGTGCAGGTAGCTCGAAGTGAGCTCGAACGCAGGCTCAAAGCTGGTGCAATTACACAGCAGGAGTTCGAAAATGTAAACAAAGAGCTTCAGCAAGCAGTCGGTAAAGGCGAATATGCTCGTGCATACGAACTGATGGCTAAATACGGACTGCTCGAACTTCCAGCAGATGCTGAAATGCAGGCTGTACAGGAGCGGTTCATACAGACTGAGCAGAACGTAGAATTCACTGCGTCGAGGGCATTTACCGAGGTTCAGCGCTTCTTAACCGCACAAGCACCAAATAGAGCAGCTCAGCTTACAGACCTGTTCGACATGCTGATGAGTGAAAATGCCGACCAGCAGACAATAGCCAAAATGTTGCAGGCGCAGTTCGACCTCAGCCCAGAAAAAGCAACGGAATATGCCAGATACTTTACATCTCTCTCAAGAGAGCAGCTCGGCTATCTGTACGAGCGCCAATTACTCCCACAACTCAAACAGTCAGCCTTCGGCGAAATTAATGAGCTCAGAAAGATTCCTCTAGTAGGAGTGCCTGAACGTGAGAACTATACTGATGCAGGAAAGATGTATACCTTCAGGTGGGAAGAGTCAAAGCCTATAGAAGAGTTTGCAGGAACAGACTTATCAAGACTGACACCACAGCAGGTGAGAGAGCAGGTAGCAAGAACACTAACAACACCACAGATAGCACGCTGGAGAGAACAGCTAACTCAGCGGTTCGGTGCAGACTTTGTCCAAATGTACGAACCTGTAGCGAGGGCAACAAGACAGGCTCTCATCTCCAAACAGTATGAGCCTGTTACCGTTCAGGTAGGCAATAGACAAGTAACGTTCACTCCTGCTGACCTGCAGACTGAACGACTGCGCCAGTGGGTTGAGGAAATCTCAAGACCAGTTGCACCAGGCAAAACTGATATTTACGATGTAATCCTGAGAGGCTTAGGTCTTGGAGGTAGGGAAGAAGCTGAACGGCGTGGCTTTACAAAAGAAATGTTCGTTGAATACGTCACTCGAGGGCAGATAATGAACCTGCTTGCAGGCAGACCGGTCGATTTGTTCGACAGTAACGGCAGAATCAATGTTCAAAGAGTTTACGATACTGTGCTGAAAGTCATCGAACTAGCCGGTCAGGCAGGTATGACTGAATATATCGCAAGACTGGAGGACATAAACAAGAATGCTACAAGAATCCAATCTGCAACATCACCATTTAGATTAGACCAGAAATCAGCTAGAAGTTTAGCTGAGCGACTTTGGGGTACAAGGGTCGGTTTCTTCGGCAGAAACGACTTCGAACGGGCTCGAAGAGCTGTAATGGCAGACAGCCTGAACATAGCCGAACTCGAAGGTGGCGTGTGGACTGAAGGTAGCAGAAGAGAGCTCGCAAGAGGTGCGCTTGTCGGTGTAATGTCGTGGGCAGCAGTCGACCCTGCTGAAGCAGTCAATAGGCTCAGACAGTTGCTGGGTACAAGCTACGGACAGTACATCAGGCAAGAGCTCGGCGAACTCGCACAACGCCACAATTTGAGAGATATATTTACACCAACAGGCGATATTAATTGGACAGTACTGTCACAGTACATGCGCAGGTTCGGAACGCAAATTTCAGAATACATGCAGTTAAGCGGTGGCAGTCCAAATATAGACTTCAGCAGAATGAACCTTAATCTTACACCTGAAGAGATTAGAAGGCAGACTGAACTGGCAACTGAACTGCAACAAGCACAGCAGAACATCCGAGTTACGCTCGACAGCAGTTCGTTCGACAAAGCTGCAAATAGCTTCATAAGTTCACTTGAAAGTAGATTCAATTCATTCCTTACAAGACTTGAAAATATACTCAGGTAATCTTTAGGAGGCGATGCGGTGTGAATACCATCGAATTTGAAACTGAATTAAACAAATACCTTGCTTCAGGACTCATAACCAAAGAAGATGCCATCCTTCTTACAAGCCTGTATTCCAAAATCTATCAGCAGGTTATTCAACCACTTGAGCAGAGCATAAAGAACGTATGGGAAGCAGAGCCGATAGCGGATGCAAGCGTAATCAAATTCCTCGGCTCTCTGCTTTCAATAACTCCCAATCAGCGACTGCGCTATATAACCGGGCAAGGCTATATCTACCGCAACAGCTCAAATACGGCAGTACTGTACGAACCTTACCTCATCCGTCAGGGATATTTCACTGTCGACGACGTCGTCTTCAAAGTCGCACCGTTCCAGATTCCCTATACCACAACCGATAGAATTAACGTGAGTTTTTCAAGTAAGCTAGAAGCCTTACCGTCGCCATCAAGCTTCAGCACGGTGGAGTATAATATATTATCAGAGAGCGCAGAAGAACTTGAATACCTCCAGCAATACCCAGTTGTTATTAAGGCAACATCTTTTGACAGCCATGAAGTCGAACTGACAGCAACTACGTTCATGAAACTGCTTACCGAAGCGATAAAAAATAACCGCATCCTGACTGCCGAGGAGCTTAAAACCGTACTTGAGCATAAATTGGGGATTATAGCCTATTTTAACGCATGATTCTGATGAGGTGGTACTGTGGCTCAGTTGTTCGTAATGCGTTCGAATCTTACGGCATACATGAAAAATGCAATTGGTTCCACCGTTGCTGACCCGTATAGATATGCAAACCTTCAAGTCAAAGGAAACCTTCTTGAAGGCACTGTTGACAGCACAAAAAAAGCTGTCATCTGCGACTATACAACATTCGAACAGTGGGTAAATAAAGCCAAGACAGAAGTGTACAATCAAGTAATGGAGGATGCTAAGAAAAAAACAGCAAGTACCGCAAGCAACATTACTACTTATATTAAGACCGAATGGCGTAAGGTATATGAAGAGTGCCTCAGATATTTTGCGGTCGAAGATTCCGTGCAGAACCATGTAAAGCAACTTCGTGAACTGAGCAACAATATTCTTAAAAAACAAGTCAATGCTGTTTTTGTTTCGATAGATACTCCGGTTTATTTTCTTGCTGATGTTCCACTTCATGACAGCGTAGCTTATTTGAGCAACGTTACGAAAGCAATCGAGTATTTTAGTGAATATTTCTACAAAACCCTGATATATGTTCACACACCGCCGAACGGTTATACTATGTATACACCACTTGCTGAACATCTGAGAGCAAAACTCGGTTTGCCACAGACTAAGTATGGCGGAACGCTGATAAGACCAGAAGTGTGGACTACATTCGGCAATCTGATTAATATCGTAGGTGGCAAGGATGATGTCTTTCTTAAAAAAATAGCCGACACGTCGGAATATTGTGCTTCACTGCCACATTCTGGATTGGTTACCATGCTTTATTCGGATGACAGTTATAAGTCAATCCCAGCCAGTCCAAGACCAGAAGACCTCAAAGATAAGAAGAACACTAGTGACTTTCAATTTCTGACCAATGGTTTCAAGCACGAAACACTCGTTTCGTACTTCTCAAGGGTAGAGCTCAGCAAACCGATACCGGGTATCAGCTTTACAAAAGACGGAGATTCTGTCTACGCAGATGAGGAAGTCGGTGCTTCATCGTCAAACCTGCCTTTGCGCTTTCAAATACTCAAGATTATGTTCTACTACTTCTTCCACTACAATCTACTGCGTTTAGCTACGACTGGCGAAGCTAGTAAAGTTATGGGATTTCTGAAAAAAATCAAGAATAAACCCGTGATTACATTAGACTTTTCTAAATCAGACTCTGGCTTCGACGAACTGACGCTTACAATACCGGCTGACAAGACTATATCAGATGACTTATCGACAGGGACCAGCGTACTCAGGCGTACGTTGGGCTTTGCACACCGAGCAATGAATTACGTGATTGCTAACATATTAAGCGCAAGATTTAGCAAGGAATTCGACTATTTCAAGAACAGTCCCTACTATTTAGCGTCTATTCTTTTGGGCGTTGAACCTATCAGCTTTCTGGATTTAAGCTTGCCTGCGCAGAAGAATGCGGTTGATAAAACTGAAAATCCTTTTTACCTAAAAATCGACGGCAAACTCTATCCAATGTTTTACTTGTTGCCTAAACCCATACTGAGCGGCGTTTACTACGAAACAACTAGATTAATGACCGGAATTGTTTCAATTGTTCCAGAACAGGACAAAAACAAAAACAATCTGATAATTAGGCTGCGCCTAACAAGAAAAGGAATGCTTTTTGGACCTATTTTCAGTCCAAAAGAAGTGCCCTACAAGGCTTGGGAGCGTGTACTTTCATCCTTCCTGCTTGGCGAACAGATACTTGTTTCAAACGAAGCACCAGCCAATCTCAAATGGAACGATGTGAACAATACAGCAATACTTACAACAAATGTTACTGCTCTCCGAAACTATATGAAATCGGTAATAGAGCAGGTGCTTACGTTAGTTTCAAGCAGGCCGTCAGCTGGACTTAACGGTATACGCTTCGACAAAGAAAGGATTACCAGTGCGCTACTCGGTAAGCAAAAAACGAGTAATTTCATAGCTAATGCTGATGATGAAGAGGAACTGAAAGCTGTTCTTTTCCACCAGGCATACTTTGATGACATGAAAAGTTACGTCATTTTTTTCGATGATAAGAAATTACAAAATGACGCCAAGCCAATATTCGTACTCAGAAGCTTGATACCTGAACTGCGTGATGCGAGTCTTGATACGGTAGTTTCAGTTCGTCCTTATGGTTTTCTATTGTCTTTTTCTCGGTATTTGTATAAAAACCCTACTGACGTAAGTGTGTTTGATACTGTCGGCTTTATATATTTCCAGCCCGAGTGGATTAGGAATCTCATTATCAGTCCTAAAACTGTCTGCAACAACTTGTGGACTGTGGTTAATACGGTTTTTGGTGACCTTGCAAAAGGACCAAATGTTGACGAAAAGTGGTTAGAAGAAACGCAGAAGAAGGTAGATGAAGCAATTGCCGAAACGGTATCTGATGTTCAGACCCAGCCACAGCCAACGTATGAAGACGCCACTGAAGGCAAGCACTTACCACCTTCACCGCCACCATCACAACAGCCGCCGATAGCGGAACAACAGGTAAAAGCTCTTGATTTGCTTACGCAGGCTCAAAAACGTACAGAAGTCAGTAAAATGTCAAGTAGCGGGAAGGGGATAAATATAAACATCACAGGTGGAAAAATCTGAGGAGGTGAACGTAGTGAAGGAGTACATTGTAGCCATTGACCCAGGCACACTAAAGATAGGAGTTGCTATTCTCGAGTATGGAACCAGGAAATACGTTATAAGCAAGCAGTTCTATGTCGAAAGCAAAGATGACGACTGGCTGACACGTAGTTTTGAACTCGTAGCAAACGCTATAGAATTCATCAAAACATATCTGCCTGGTAAACTAAAAGCTGTTGCGGTTGAAGACCAGTACGTTAAAGAAAACAAATCCACAACTATCAAGCTGGCAAGGATGAGCGGAATCTTCCTTGGAATGCTCAGGGCAACTTATCCTGACTTTGAGGTTATACTCGTACAGCCAAGAAAAGTCAGCAAATTAACAGGAATCAACGAAAATAATTACCAAGTACTCGGTAAGTCATACCATCATGCAATTGTGCAGTATGTCAGAAAAGTGCTGAATATTCCGCTTGATGAAAAGCATGAGGATGAAGCTTTTGCAATTCTAATCGGCATGGCTGCGTAAGGGGAGGTAATTGCAATGCTACTTGTTGCACCAGTTGGCGGTTCGTATAAACTCGCACGGTTCGAAAAGGTTCCGATTGATTTGCCTGTAAGTTCTACGGAATATACACTTAAACATAACTGGCAGGGGCTTGTAAAGGGCTGCTACTGGATGAATCCAAACAATGGTAGCCTTGTAGAGCTCATTTATGAGCAGGATTACATGATAACCAACAACACACTCACGATTTTTCCGTCTGCTCTGACTAAAATAAATGGTGGTGGATATATACTGCTCATGGAGGAGTATGTCACCAAGCTTAGTTTTCCCGACTTAAGTAAAGGTCCGTTCGTAACGTATTACTTCATAAAGCCTGAGGAAAAGGTATTATATAACGTAAAAGTGGCAGTTGTGGTGGATGAAGCGGTAAAAAACTATATTGAAGCGAAAATTTTGATAATAAATCCCGAAACTGGCGATGAAACGGAGGCTTCAGAGCTTGTTATTCCCGTTTTTGAGCCTCAAAAACCTGAATTTTTCGGGCTTATTGTGTCAAAAAAGGCTGAAAAAATGCCGTTTGGAGTATATATCGGTGCTTATTTGGATATAACTTTTGAAGTTGGTAGCTGATAGGAGGGGATAGGATGGAGCAGAATGCCAGTTTTTCACTTGGAACAGCCAAAATTTTGAATGTTCAACAACAAAATTACAACCTTGAACCGTCCAAAATCAGCCAGTTACAACACCAAAACGCTGATTTTTCACTGAAAAGTGCTAATTTAACGCTCCAGAAAATCCAGAATTTACAAGTAAGTCTTACAAAAGACGATGCATATGTTGCAAAACTGCGCTTTGCCAAGCGAATCCGCAACGTTTTGCAGGATTACGCTCACAAAAACCGCTTCTACGGAACCGAACAGGTCAGCGATGAGTTCATTTTTGAGGCTATTGATGTCATAATCGACCGATTCAACCGCATTCCGCCTAATGTCGGACAGTTCAACATCCTCAATTTCCCCAGTTTAGACCTGCTTGAAATGGGGGTTTTAGCAAGAATTTTTGAAGCACTGGCGCTTTTGGAAGCAAGAAATGCCTATCCAGTGCAGGCTGGTGAGGTTCAAATCCAAAATGACAAAACCGACAGGTATATGCAACTTGCACAGTACTATTCTCAGCTGTTTGATGTTAATGCAGGCAAGTGGAAGACGTACTTGAACGTGCAGATGGGTTATCAGAACTGGTGGTCCTTCTAAAAAAAGGGGGATGAAATAAACCATGAGGCTCCAATATGGACTGAACACCTTTGTTTACAGACAGTACGAATGGAAGGATTTTTCTTCATACATCACGAATATTGAAATGTATCCATCTTTCAACTCGCAGATGGTGAAGTGGACATTTGTCAAGGCTTTAGAGCCTGGCAAAAAGCTGTTTGTAAGGCGCTATCAGGACAGCTTCGACACGCAGTACATTGATGAGTTCGATACAGAAGGACTGCCTTACGTAAAAATGCCGTACCTTCATGCCAATTTGGAGACTAACTACATCTACATCCGCTTTGTCTTCCAAACTGACAACCACACAGGCTTTATTTCGCCTGCAATGCCTCTATTACAGCACCAAGATATTGGCTTCAAGTATGCAGTTCAGGAGTTCAAACGCATATACAGTAGTTATCTAGGCATAGATGTAATAATATTCAGTTCTATTTTTGCAGGAGAGCCCTGTCCGAAGTGCTACAATCCTCAGTTAAAAAAAGCCACCAATCCGACCTGTAAAGTATGCTTCGGTACAGGATATGTTGGTGGCTACTCAAAGCCCATTTTCGCACGAGTTTACTTGGCAACCCAGCCACAAACAACATTCACAGCCAATCCGAACACCCAACTCAATAGAGCTTGGATGTTCTACTTCCCAAGCGATTTGCCAGTTATCGCAGGCGATATAATCTACGTTGTTCAAAATGGCATGTTCTTAAAAGTTTCGGACGTTTCAGCCATCAGATGGGGCACAATCCCTATGCTTTACCGTGTCCAAGCTACGACAATTCCAAGACCAGATGGTTTGATTGAACAGTATGAAATTGATGTTAAGGCTTCGTATAAGCAGTTTTATTCAGACCTCATGTAAATTTCACAAGTTGCTTAAATGCTGGGAATGTATAGACGCCTGAGGAATTGATGTGCTCAACCATCTTTGGGTCGCCTGTTACCGCTATGGTAACCTGGCATGTTGTCGGTTCAGATTTCGACACTATGAGCGAACTTTCTATTACTCGCCCTTCTACTCCCATCACAGTGACTTTATCGTACAGCTCAGGCTTAGTGTCGCACAGGTATGTAACTGTATAGGTAGCCATCTGCATGAGCGTCGTTCTTGCTTTGTTCCGACTTACATTTGCAGCAATACCCAGTCCTTTGGTTTGTAAATCCTTTTTTCGAGTTGATATGTCGCCTAAGTTCTGCTTGACGAGCCCTTCGAAATACGTAATTTCTTGGATGTCCAGTATCATCGGTTCTGGCACGGTTACGCCGTTTACATTGATTTTGGCGCTTTCACCTTGAGTGTCAGGAACAAAGAAGGTGACGCTTCCAGCTGATGTATTCCCAGAACCAGTTATTGCAGCTATTCCAATCTCAAGTGGGTAGTCTGTTGAATCACCGCTTGGATAAACAACAGTTACAAATGTATTGGGCAATGAGAAGTTGTAATTAGCGCCGATAGATAATATATCGCTCTCTCTGATAGAAATCGTCTGCCCAGCAGGTGGCAGTTGACCAGATGGAACGAGCACGAATGAATTTTCAGCGTTGCGGTAGATATCCAGTCCCGCAAGACCAGCGATTGTTTGAAGTAAGTCGCCTTTGGTCATTCTGAGCCCGCCACTGTGTATACCACTGATTGCTTCATATATTTTCAGCTGCAGTGCGTCTTTGTTGATATTACCAGCGCTAACAGATATAGGTCCTGACAGCACATACTGAAAAGCTGTCTTAATGTCGCCACTAGTTACAGCTTTCAGAATTTCAGACAGTTGTTTAAGCGTAGTGCCTGTTAACTGCGAAAGTACATAGTCCACATAGAGACTTGGGGACGGTAGAACGTCAGGTGTTAGCGGGTTGAACGGAAAGACAAGAGTTTTCCTCAGTTCCATTGACATTTTGTCGATAAAAGTAACACCCTGAGTAAATGAATGCGGTCCTCGATTGACAAATTTTGTGTATATCGTATATCCCGCATTCGGCGGAGCCATGTCGGCAATACCAGAACCAGGCGGGGCTTCGTAGGTTATAAAAAAGCCACTAATACTTGCTGTTTCTATTTTCCTTTCGAATACCGCCATTACTTGCCACCTGCCTCTTTCTCACTCTTCAACAACGTCTCAAAATCGATGTCTTTATCCTGCACTAATTCAATTTTTATCGTACTTCTAAGGAAGTTGGCAAGTTCTGTTAGGTGGTCCTGCTTGTTTAAGCTCTCAAGCTTGCCCTTCAGCTCTTCGGATGCAAAATACAGCCTCATCAGTTCTCCAAGCGATACACTTGGACTATTCGAGCGAATTTCATACAGTAACCTCGCATATGTAAGTGCATTCGTTGCCTCGGTTATTCTAGTTAAATCAACCGGTGGCATTAAGCCGAGTTTGTACAGCAGTCCGATGTCCGGACGGTAGTATGCTGATATAATCAGGTCGTTGAATTTTTTAAAGTCTCCTGCCTTTACAAACCGCTCAAATTCTTCATTGTCTTCAATAAATTCCATATCGCAGAATAAACTTTTATACAGTTTTATCATGTCCCTATTTAGTGTCTGATAGCCAGAAACTTTGAATGTAGCCTCAATCTGACTGTCGTTGAAATCTAACAAGACCATGAGGTGTATGCCGACCTTGAATGTCAAGTTCGGCAGTATCGTGCGCTTCACTTTTTTGAATAACTCTTCATCAAAAGGCTCTACAGTCAAGCCCTTCGCCTGTTCAAACCACTTTTCGACTCGCGAGAGCTTGACTGCATCATTGAATATTCCAATCTTTTTGGCTTGCTGGAGTGCTTCTTTTTGTATTTCGAACTGGTTGAGCAGTATGCTAATGTACCTGCTACTTGGATGCATGTCATTCCTCCTTCATGCCCTGGTTCATTACTTCAGAAGTATTTACGTAGGATTTTATAAGGTTTATGAAGCTGTCCAAAGCTTCCATTAAGGGCATCAGCTTCTTATACTCAATTGCTATCTCACCAGACTGGGCATCTAAGAACAGGAGCATCAGTTCTTCGTAAAGCTGTTCTAAGTTCTCTATATTCATCGAGGGATACTGGTTCAACTTTTCAAGTACTGCAACAACAGGCTGAGCAACTTCTTCAGGTAAATCCTGCGCTACCTTTTCTATTCTGAGCTTTGCCTCTTTTAGCATCTTGGCAGTGACTTTCGGATGCTCTTGCGGGTGTTTTGCATACGCTATTATTTCTTTGTCGGCATTTGCTACGGCTTCCTTGCAGAACATTTCAGCCTGCAGTGGCGGAACCATCAAGTCTGCCATCTTTATGATTGCCTGCTCTTTAGTAAGCTTCAGCGGTGCAGAGTTTGGAAGCTTCATGAGGTAGTAGTTCGAATAGAACGCAAGTTTGAACAGTGGGGCGATTTCTTTTTTCTTCACAAATTCCGCACCTGCAGGAATAAAGAACGAAGCAGTCCCATTGTCGGATTTAGCACTTGAAATTTTCGTCAGGTCGGAACCTTCTTCATCGATGATGGCAAGCCCTTGCGTATTGCTCATCAGTCCTGCACATTTCAGAATGGTAATTCTCGGTGTAACAAGTGAAATTTCTTCGATTTTGACAGGCTCTGTTTCTGTATCCTTATACTTGAAGCTACCAATTGCACCGACCTGCATCGGAACACGTTCATATCCAACTTCTATCTGTTTGCCTTCATGTGTTTGATATGTGACAGAGGCTGTTTTGACAACTTCACCAGTCATTAGTAAGAGCGACTGTGCCTGCTCGCCTGTTTTCTCTATGAGCAGGTCTATATTTGGGTTGAACTCTACATTGGAATAAAACGTAGCTTTTCTCGGCAACCTTTTTATCGGCATGTCGTATAGCTCAAGGATTTCACTTATTTCGTTTTTTCTTACTTCGTACTCGGCTATTTTTTTCATTGGCCTCACCCCACAACTTGCTGAATTTTACGCCTATTTTACTCAATGTTTCTGCATAACTGTCATCTACTACGAATACTACCTTCCCGCCAGCATTGTATCTTCCAATCGGAACGTTCATTGCTGTAAGCGTCTGCAGTACGTTCGGTGAAATTCCCTTAATTACAAGCATCTTCACTACCTCCCTGCCTCATAAATTAACACTTTCCAGAAATTATTTTTCGAGGGCACAACATGTGCGAGTTTAATCTTGTTCGCCTCGGGATTAATTAAGGCTATGCGCTCTGCATTCGCAAGCGGATTCTGATTTGCCATGCTCGGTTTATCTACTACCGAAACCTCAGGACCTAAACGTGGTATTTTTGAAGATGGTACGGCTGTACCTATATCTGCCATGTTCATTACATAGTTCTCGAAGTTCTCCTTCGTGATGAGTATAGGCTTCATATCTTCACCCGTATCTGACGGAATGAACATTATGCGTATCGGTAGCAGTTTGCTGTCTCTAATGAAGAACGGCACAATAATCGGTAGGCCATTGTAGTCGAAATTGATTACACCAGATACAACTTTATCATTCAGCGTAGTATCGTCTATTTTAACTTCTGCGTTGCTTGCTACAAAGAACGGATACTGCTTGTAGAACGTCTGTAGAATAGTTGCTGGCCACTCCATTTTGTTTGCTGATATTGGCACTTCGCTAAACATTTCAAGACACCTCCATTATCGTTTCAGCCTTATTCGGAATGCGTATGCTGAACTGACTGCTCCATCGGTTATTCTAACACAGTAAATTTCAGCTGTCGAATTTGGTTTAGTTTTGTTTACTGCAGAGATGTACAAATACTGCTCGGTACCAATTGTCACTGGTACTGCTGTCGGTACACTGCCCGTTTCATCTTCATCTTTTGATACTGATTTTACATCAAATACCATACTGTAAAGCTGACTGCCTTCTTTGTGCTTCACAAGCCTTGTAAGTGGTATGAAGAACTCTGTTCTGTCCTGCCATTTGTATTCATCGAGTATGAACTTTTGGAAATTCGGTGAATTTTCATCGCTGAATTCTGGCACATAGATGGCTTTAACTTTTATTGGCTGTGATTCAAGTGTATTTGCATGTTTCCATTTAAATTCCAAATCCTGCACTGTAGCACTTGTTGTGCTGGAAGCCTTAGCTATTGTTACTTGAGAATACCATGCTTGTCTTGTGGCATCATACTGTATACTTCCTGCACTAATAGTAAAACTTGCGGATGTCGGCAGGCTTAAACTCAAACTCAACAGCTTCAGCGGGTCTTCAGCATATATCTTAACCACATCAGATGTTTTGGTAGGACCAAGAATAACAACGTCTTTCGAAGCATAGACATTCGTAAATGCAGGTTTTATTACGTCTACCCTGACGGTCTCGTTGAGCGTCTTGTTCGTAGCACTCGTAATGTAGAACATAATCGTAGCATTTGTTCTATCTGATGGCAATACAGTCTTAAGAGCTATTCTGTTGTTTGTGGAATCATAGTAATAAGCAGAACCTGTTGCACTACTAACTTCAGTTATGGAGTTCACCTTTGTGATTGTTCCAACCGTTATCTTTGCTGTTATGTTCATGTCGCTTGGCTTATTGTAGACAGTTAATGGAATGTATGTAAGCTTGTTATCAGATATAAGCCAGTGTTTGTGTGATGTCACTTTCGATACGTTCTTTGCTATCGAAGGAACTGTTGGTGACGGCAGTGTCGGATTGTTTTTCACTGCTATTATTACAAGTAAGTCGTAGACTATTGTACTGTTTTCCACACCCCAGTAATTCAGACCTGCCACACCTATACCGAATGTGTAATCGTTGACTTTCCACCATCCTACATATAATGGTGCCTGCACTGGCACGTCACTCTTAGCTGATGACTGCCTTACACTTGCAATTACTCCTAATACATCGCTGATGAACGGCTGTGGAAATGTATATTCAGTGGAGTGGTAACTTCCTGCAGTAACTGAACCGCTGATTTTTATCGCAATTGCCTGGTCGTATGTTGACGGACTATCTAGCGTTAGATTTCTGAGCATTGCTGTCGGTTTCAAGCCTATGTCTGCAAACGGAGATTGCATCAGGTCGTACTGCCCTGAGCCTACATCCAACGTTGCAGTACTGTAATTCACAGTTGCAACCTGTACAGGGAACGATTTTGTAAACCAGTAAGGTTCATCTACTTTCTTGAAAATCTTTTCGCATTCTTCAAGTGTATAGTATTCGATATGCTCATGTGAAGCACCTGCAAAAGCCTGGTCAGTATATAAAGCCACTCGCTTGTTGGTCTCGTCAATTCCAACAAGATAATTAGCATCATCAACCGTGTCAGTTAGCTGGTAGTACTGTTCCGAATGCGTATGGTCAAGTCCTGCAAACGCTGTTGCAGGCTGGTTGTTTATAATGTCCGCACATACTGCCTTTTCGTCTGGTTTGAAATATAGTTCATCATGGTTGTGGTCTGCTAGAGCAAATTCTTCGGCAGGTATGCCACCCAGTTTTGTCGTAGCAACCTTAAGCGAGTCGTCTTTTATAACATACTCGTTATCGTGATTGTGATTTGCTAGTGCTAATTCACCTGCCGTTCTTGCAACGCCATCGGGCATTACTATGCTCTGTGCTTCCTCAACCGTGTCGGTCTTCTTGTAATACAATTCATCGTGATTATGCGTTGCTGTTGCAACATCGTCAACAGTTAGGTTGTTAATTCTGAGCGCATACTCAGAAGTATCGGTTTCGTCTGCTAAAATTGAGCTGGTTGCCATGCGGTTCAGTTTAACCGTAAGTATTGCATCGTGTATTCCGCTTATAAGCTCTGCCTTTTCCTCTAGTAATTTCAAGATGCCATTAAGCACAAAAAACAACTTTTCGCTAGTTGCCATTCGTCTTTTCCTCCCCAGGCAAGCTGTTCGTCTTCCGACAACAGCACCAAAAATTGTTATCATTTAAATTGTACACTAAACACCGCCGATTTGTTGTCAGATTGAACGAAAGGGGTCAGCAGTATGCAGAAAGTACAGAATAAATTCGTACCCGATAAGGAAGACTACCTGCTTCCAATAGCATACGTGCTTCGATATTTTCAATTGAATGTTGATGGCATGAATTTACCTACTCAGCTTGTGAGTGAATTCATTAACTTTGCAAGCGACAAAACAAAATTGCAGTTAACAGCAGGCAACCTACCTCAGCAACTAAGCAGTTATATTAGCAAGTATTTTGACAACGGCATTTTGCCGAGCAATTTAACTTTGAATGATACTTCGAGCATTATTACACATGCATGGACACTTTATTTGTCCATGCTTGCTGATGCTGAAAGGCAGGATATTGTGAATGACAACTTCCCCAATGCACTAGTTTATCAGATAGGTACTGAACCTATCAGAGATTTTGGTGTAGGACTTTTGAAGTTTGTTAGTTACAGCATAATCAGTGCACTCAACTACACAAGCCTTGACGATGTTCTTGAATTACTTATCAACCAGTATTCTGCTTATGGTCTCACTGAAGTGGTAGTTCTGCTGGAGCAACTAACGTTGTTCTACATTCTAACAAATCCTGAAAAAATTAAGAACCTGCTCAGCAATGAGAATTTCTCACATCCCTTTGTGAAAGCTAGTTTAATTACCAGCGCTATGTATACCGATGATGTGATAAGAATTGATAGTCTCAATGAAATATTAACGCAAAGACTTGCTGAGACTAGCGACAAACTTTTACAGACACAAGCAATAATTAACCAATTGCATTCACAGTATATTCAAGCTATTAGCGACACTACGAATCCAGTAGTTCAATCTGTCATTAATGCAGAAAGGCTCGGTACACCCAGCAAATACTTGACATCGACAGAAATTGCAGATGCTTCCCACGTACATGAGGAATACTTAACTGCAGATGATATTGCACCAAATGCCAAGTACCTAGTGCTGAACGGAGAGCGCTACTCTAAAGAAGATTTTGCACTTGCCAATCACAAACACGAACAGTATATTAAATACTCAGACTTGCAGAATGCAGATTTTCTGCTGAGAAACGGGCAACTCTACACTGCTGAAGACTTGGCAAAAGTTAACCATGCTCACAACTATGTACCTGCAAACGCTGAGGTTGAAAGTGCGTATGCTTATAAGTCAGAGGTTGAGCAGACATATCCGATAGTGCCTGCAGGACACATACATGACGGAACTTATTTAAATGCACTGCTACCTAAGAATTTCGTTGCAAGTTCTACCTATAAGTTAAGGGGCAAATGGGCAACAGATTTCGCACTTGCCAACCATACGCACGACAACTACGTTACGAGTTCAGATACCACTTTCGAACTTGCAACTGCCCCTGATGATGCAAGTAAAGGTGCAAAAGGTATAGTAATATATCAAGCTCAAAAAAGTGGTAGTAGCTATACGTTGGCTAATCCAAAAATAGGACATGTGCTGACTGGTACGCTCACGCTGTCAGGAAATCCAAAAACGATTTCGGTACCGAATGTTGTCTTTGCAACCTGTACGATAATTAATGCAGCTGATGATGGTAGCCTGCCGGATATTGTGTATGAAACTCAAGTCGAAGGCGAGGTTCAAAAAATTGTTGGCGTTACCTTTGTTCCTAAAACTAAAGGGAGTGTTTCGATTTATTATACAATATTCTATGAGCCTGAGCTCTAATCGACCTAAAATTGTGAGGAGTGAATATAATGCAAGTTTTTGTGCCTATTGATGCAATGAACTTAACAATACTACTAGAATCGTCTGACAATATTGTCTTTAATGCACAAGGCTATCTTTCAGGTGCAATATTTAACTGCGATGACCCTATTGAATCACAGCCAGGCGTTTTTGAATACAGAAACTGCAATTCCATGGAGCTTGTCGGTGAAATGCAAAATTTCGTAGACGGGCATTTGGGCTTTTGGCAACCAGTAACCGTTACTTATCAGGAAACATCGGGAGTTTTTTCCGTATATCCGAGCGTTTCAGTTACTTCCAACATAAGACTTAAATATACGGAAATAACGGATATTCGAAAATGTAACGGTGCATTGGAAACCGTCTTTACCACTGAAATTTATAGTTTCACCAAGCAAGAATTCGATACGCTGAAAAACCAAAACCAGTTACAAATTACAGTCATAGGTCCAGTAAGTGGCAACCAGTACACTGTGACTGCTTCTAAGGAACAATCTGATTATACTGTAGGTCCTTACTTGATGTATGAAAATCCATCCAACAATACGTATCCAAATCTAAGATGGGTTGCTCAGCTAATAATAAATCCTGACGGCAATAAAATAGTAATGGGTACCAGCGACGTACAGTACACAACTAGTCAAACGATTGGTGGAAAGTACGAACTGCATTTCAGTGGTATTGGCAACTTGCTCATCAACGTTCCAAACACTACACTGCAATCTAACTACTGTACAACGCAGGTTGTTGAAGGTACTTACCCGTCTATAACTAGAACTTTAAATATTGAGCTCACTGCCAAAACAGAGAAAAGCCTAAAAGCAAGAGTAGCAAGAAGAGTAAAAAAAGAAAATATCAGTCTAAACAACCCAGCGATTTTATGGTTTGATTACAGAATAAAAAGTACATACGAAAAAATATCTGCGTTACTGTATGCTGTTCAAGTAAAGTTTAAAGATTTTCTAACAGGCTATCAAATTAATGCCAAAATCATAATAAGTTCACGCATAAAAGACGGCATTTCGCTTCAAAGTGCTCAGTTGAAACCTGTCTATTCTAAAAAGGTTTCGTTTGGAAGACCTATAGCACGCATTGAAAACATTGTCAGTTCTTCTAAGCGACTGCGTACAGGTGTTGACGTAAGTGTTGGAAGGAACTTCACCTTTGAAGACGTTCAAATAATGGCTCAGCACATCTCAGACGGCTTATTGAACAATTGGATATATATCAACATGCCGATGCTTAAGTGGGAAGTACTTAACGAAACGCAGGTAAGACAGAGCGGACCACTGCAGATTGTACGAAGATGGTTTAAAGAAGATGAAACATGGGTCACTACAGGTCTACGACCCAGCTTAAGGTGGGAAACAACATGACGGTAGTGCTTAAGGAAATTACAAGTGCTGTCACAACCGAACAAAATTTTACGCTAACAGAACCGCTTAGTGATAGTCAAGTTGTTCAGCTTATCAAGAATGCTGTAATACTGCCTACGGCTAATTTCGACACGAAATTTATCAGAATGTTTTTGCAAAATCCTCTGATTTTAGCTAACAATAGTTCATTCAACTATACAAAGGCATATCTTTTGCAACCAACAGATTTTATACTTACCGCTCTTAGTTCAGTGGCTGATGAAGAAGGCAGGGAACTAAGCTATATTGTTCTGCCACTCGCCGGTACACTGTTCACTGACAAAAATCAATTCTTGGTGCTTTTGTTTTCACAGCTCGAAGCACAAAATTGTATAGCTAAGGCTTATGGAATCGACTTATCTGTAATAAAAAATCTTCTGCCACGCAACTTCAGCAATGTTAAGTTCATCTACATGCCTTGAGAAGGAGGAAACAGCCAATGCCGAAAATTAAACTGAACGCTGTAAACTGTTCAATCAAATATGGTAGTAATACCGTCAGTTCAAATACGACACAAGAGATAGAACTTGTGCCTGGTGACGTACTAAAAGTCGAAGTTCAGGTGCCACTGGGCTATAGTTTCCGATACTGGCAGGACTCGAGAGGTTTCACGGTCTACGACTCGCCGTACTATCTGATTGCACTAACCGATGATGACGTTGAGGATTTTGAGGTCAGCGCTGTTGCATTATCGAACGCTCTGCACAGCCTTTATGTCTATATTCCCCCTTCAACTACTTTTTCAATTACGGCAGGACAGATTTCTGAAAGCTACATTAATAACGATAATCTGCCGTACATGAAGATATATCAAATTGCTAAAGGTACACCAGTAACAGTTGCATTCAGCAGACAGAACCACACATTCGTTGCTGTATCTATTAACAACTATTACTACTCAGTCCCATACGGTTCAACTGAGTATGATTTCGAAATGCCAGACACTGATGTAAACATTGCTCCCATATTCGATACAACTGCTGTGCCACTGACAGTAGAGTATGATGCTACTTTAGGAAGTATTGCTGGGCTTAACAAGATATACAAGCATGGGGATACCGTAGTACTGACAGCACATCCGACCGAAGTTGCTAACTTTGCAGGATGGTATGATACGAACAACATACGCATAAGCCAGGAAGCTACCTATTCATTCACTATCACACAACCGACAACGCTTAGAGCTATATTCACTCGCAAAGTGACGCAGGTAAAGTTCAGAGCCTATCGTTTGGACAACAGCTACCAAGAGCAGTCTCTAACTAAAGAGTACGGTTCTACCATTGTACTCGACCCGGAACAGCTAATCACCGGGTATATTTCGCAGACTGCAGGGGCTTATACAACAAAGTGGGTTGTGAAACGTAAAAATGGCATCAATAGTATTGAGCAAACGTACTACGGTTTTGCTAGCTTAGAACTGCCGTGCATTGACGAAGAATTACAAGTTGAATGCTACCTTGTGCTTACTTCACCACAGTTTGACATCGATGTGTATCCTGTCCCGGAAGCTGCCGATGTAGAATGTTCCCATGAACTCGGCACGAATAACATTCATGTAAATATAACTGCTAACAGCGAGTATATCGTCGAAAAGGTTGTAATTAATGGTCAAATCTATACACCCGAATTTGTCGATAATCAAGCCAGTATCACAGTACCTTCGCTCAGAACCAACAAAATAATAGTACTTGCACGCGAAATAGAACCGAAAACACCGACGGTCGAAATCTATCCGCTTTCATATAAGCTTACGCTCTATACGTGGAATCAGGGATTTTCTACAGTCAAGGAATATCCCAAAAAGCCACTGCTCGAACATTTGTACCAATCTTTGCTGTTCACTTCAATTTTTTCAGGTTTTATCGACTGGTCGAAATTCGGCTCTACGCAGATGTTTAGAAATTGCACACTACTGCCCCTACCATCTGATACGCTCGCAGTATTCGATGTTGCTGTAAATGGGCAGTCACTGAGGTACGGCATTGACTATATCACTTTTTCCTTTACGCCAGATAAGACCTATACACTTGAGCAGGAAGCATTCATCGTGCTTTCACCTCAGATAGATGTTCCAGTCACTGCACTGCTTTTAACATGGCAGAACAGCGCATTTGTCAGTACAAATCTCAATCAGTTCATGCCAAGTCAACAAAATTGGGCTATCTCAATTAATACTGCATGGGTTACAAATAATTTTTCGAACTTAGCAACGAGCGACAGAATCAGAATAAATAAGTTGCTTGCTTCGGCTAGCAGTTCACAAGCAGAACAAATCACAGTATTGCTCAATGAGTTGAGAAAACTCAATATAAACCTGACGGCTGATAAAATTAAAGCTGTCGTAGTGAACCGAACTTTCCACCACGACAGCGTCAATGGAATAACAGGCATTGAAAACAAAAGGCTACAGATTTTCACAAGTTAATTGAGAACAAGAACGGACGGCAGACCTGCAGTCTGTAAAGTCACCTTGCCTTGAGATATTGTTACTTGGTTGACTATCTGATGTCCTTGCAAAGGTCTTATCATTCTCATCAAGTAAACGCTTTGCGGAGTTCCTGAGTATGTGTAACCTTTAACCCATGTTTCTGAAAAGCTTGCAGTTTCTTTCCATATTGAGTAATAGACGTACGTGTCTTTTAAATTGGTATAGGCCTGAGCTTTAATACTAAAGTTTGTTGCACCCGTTTGGCGCTCACCTATTACACCGCCAATTATTTTTGTGCTATCTGAAATAAGTTGCTGATTATCGGTTACTTCATAACCGTTGACTACCAGTCCCATATTTTTAGCAACAATCCATTCGCCAGCCAGTGCATTGACTTCATCGTCCACCGGAACAGAGATTGTATCCCATTTGACTCGTACCTTCATCACTTTGTCATTTGAAGAACCAATAAACATTGCCATAAACTTTCTTTCCAGTAATAATGGAAAGATTGTTCCAATCGCCGTATCTATGAAAAAGTTTCCCAAGTCATTGAAGGGTCTCCAACCAAAAATCGAAATCCAGCCTAAGGTGTCTATGAGCCATTTGCCTATTGTAATAAATGGGACTGTAACAGTTAGTATTGCAATATTTAGAAAGTCTATTAACTTATTGCCAATGTACTTCAACTGTATTAATTGTTGGAGCTCTTCATGTACAGACGGAATATAGCAACGCTTCACATATGCCCCTGCATTTATAATGCTACTGTCTAAAGTTTCTTGTGTTGCCATTTGAAACTGCAATATATCTTGGTAAAATCTAACATTGTTCACAGTTACAGTAACATCCGAATTGTCAAGCGGAATTACACGCCTTTTCAAGTACTTCTGGGCATTCGAAAACTGGTCAGAATCCATAAATACGAAGATGGTATCTATGGTGAACTGCTTTCCAAGGATATTGTATTTTTCATATAAATCAGCGTTGTCGCGATATAACAAATCCTGATATATACTGTATACACTCCAACCCATAAGTATATACTCTTTGATGGTTGTAGCAGTGACAGTGTAACTTCTTGCACTATAATTTGGAACAACTTTTGATGCCCCTATTTTTGCAGCAGCAATATCCGACTTAATAACGCTACGAGGTCTTAACTGGATATTAGTTCTAAAATCATTCCCTGTCGGTATGCTGTTAACTATAATCTTTAATGTTCTGGCATTTAAAGTGCTGTTATTCAAGCCTTTTGTCTTGAGTTTGAATTGACTGTTCAAATCGTGTTCACTATGTATGTGACTTTTTAGCGCAAATGTACTTGGTTGGGCACTCGAGTCCCCATTAAAAATACTGCTTGCCACTGTGCGCTCGCCTTTTAGAACATATTCTGCATGCTCGTGATGTTGCAAAGCAAAAAAACTTTCTGGTTTTATTTGCCGATTGTCCATTTCAAGATGTTGAACTTTTGAGGCGCTTATTATTTCAGATGTAATGTACACTTTAGGTAGATATTCAACATGTTGGTGGTTCAAACGTGCAAACACAAAACTAACTATTTGATTCAGGTAATTAGTGTTATCAGTCTCAACGTAATGTATACCATTGCTTGTATGTAGCTTTGCTTTTGGTACGTAGCCAGTGTGTGAATGGTTGCTCAATGCAAAAGAATTCAAGTTGCCTAATTTATGAGTTCGATTGACGACATCCGTCTTTTTTACATATTCAGCATGATGGTGAGTTGCTCTTATTGGTTGCCTATTGTTTCTAAATTTCGTGGCGTTCAAACTGTTTTGGACAGTTGTAGTTATGGCTTTGGCTATTTTTTTCATTGACAGTCCAAGCACTTTAATTCTGGCGATTAACTCACTAACCATCTCCACCACCTCAATCTTTAAGGTCTTCAAATGCTTTGTTGAGCGTTCCTAATATTTTATTCTTCAAATAGCTAATCAACTTGTTTTTTTCAGCCTCACCGAGTGCTTGCTTGGAAGAATCTATTTGCTTTAGAATTTCGTTCTTTACTTCAGCACTCAATTCTTCTTCGCTTATGTTTAGTATAGTATTTTTGAGCTCTTCAGCTACCTGTCTTAAATCTGTTACATCTTCAGGTGCCATTTCCAATGTCGGTGGATTGACCTCAGACTGCTTTTTGATTTCAATAACAGACAACGGTACAGTAATCCGACCATATCCGAACAAAGAAATTACCTTAACCTCATAATAACCAGGCTCAGATGGCGCTGTGAATTTCAGCGTATATGCCTCACCAGATACCTCATATGTACCAAGTTCTATCGGCTCGCCACCTCCGTAGATGGTAACATTCAATGTTGTGACTGCATAATCTGGAAACTGAATTGGAAGTTCTACCTGTCCGTTAGGTATCGCTGTTAAATACTGCACAGTTGCTCGCATAGATTTGTATAATGCACCAGAATAATAGCAAAGCCCCTCAGATAACCATTTAACAACTGTTTCAAATTCTACATCTACCCCTATAGCTACCACATTGCTATCCGCAGGTTTTACGCTCTCTGAGTATGGCATTGCACCGTAAACCCTATTTGTAACCGGATTTGCAAAAACTATCGTTTTAGGATTATCGCTAGCCTGAGCCATTAAAACCATACTTCACGCCTCCTTCTTATGCTTTGAATAACAAACAATATGCCATTCCACCAGTTCGTACAGTCAGTTGGTTATTTGAAGAAGTTATTCCTCCAACATTTACTAGCGAAGAAATGGGTACCTTATAATTTTCATCAGGCATTAAGTCGAAAAGCATTCTAATCATCGACTGTGCTACACTGAGATTGGTATTAATGCCTCTAACATATGTCTGAAAACTTGTAGCGTTATTGAATCGCCTTCCTGTTACCATTCCCAAGTAATTCGAAGCTTCGACAGGTAAATTTGTCGTATCTATCTGTTCGTATGTGGCAAAATAGCTGTAGTGCTTCTTGTTAATCAAAATCCTAGCAAAAACGATGGGATTTGCTTCAACTTTGAAGAAGAGAAAGATAGTTCCGCCTGTTAGCGCTTTCTTCCTCAGTATTATTTCATGAAAACTCGCATCATTTGCAACATAGTAAGAAAGTGCATTGTAAAACCTTTTATAGAACCAAACCGTCTTATTGATAACCAGCTGTGTAGCCAGCATGTTGTCAGGTAGCCACCTGCGACCTGTGAGAAATGGTATTCTTACACTTATTTCTTTTTCCTCACCTGTATCATTAGGGTCGTCCGCACGTATTAATTTGAACGCAGGCTTGACTGCTCTCTCAATCCCCGAATTCCTACTCTTGTATATGCTTTCTATATTGTATTCATCGTGAATGTGCCCAAGTTTCGAAAGAGAAGCAGGACTGTACTGACCCGATAAGTCCTTTAGAGAACTAGCAAAATCTACTTTTTTAAACCTCAAAGCATACTGGCTGTGGTTGTGTTCCAGTAGCGAAGGCTGATTGCCTTCCGTTTCTAAACTTCGTGCTTTTGAAGTATATATGATTTCTGTATTGCTAATTTTCTGCTTCAGCATGTAATCTTTATGCTGGTGCTCATTAAGTGAAAGTGCGTAACTCATTAAGTTGTTAAGTGAACGTGAAATATCGGTTTTAATGTACGTTATGGGCATGCCTTTATAATCACCTGTAGCAACCACCGACTGCCCGTTGTTTCTCTGAGGCACCAGTTCGCTGTGCGTGTGGGTACTGAGAGCAAACGGCAACTCGGAATAACCAAGAGCCTTAGTCTTGGCAACAACAGTACCTTTTTTTATGTACATGTTGTCATGATTGTGCTGTTTCCATATTGGAATTATTCCACTAACGTTATTCGCTTTATTAACGATGTACACTCTCGTCTGGACATCAATCTGCAACATGCGCCTGAGCATGTTGATTAAGGGAAACAACCTGTCGATAATCTTCAACATCTCATTTCACCTCAGTTGCATAAAAACCCCAAATAGTCTTGTAAGTTCCACCAACAATATTTGATGTGCTCTCGGAGGTTATAATTCCATTTTCCTTGATAATTTTTTCCCAGTTAGTTTTACCGACCTTTATGCTATCCAAGCTGAAATTACTGCCCTTTAACGAACCGGCAAACGAATCTCCTTTGGGACTGTAGATACTTGCTTCGAACTCAATCGGCAGAGCACTGTAAACTACGACGACGTAGCCTATATTTGTAATGTGTTTTGTCGTTGCAATTGTAAGTGTAGCACTGTAATTTGCAAGGAACACCTGCTCGGCACCAACAGTTGCTTTGAGCGTAACCACTGGTGAACTGTCTGATGTGCTTAGTGATGTAGTTTCTATTTTGTTCGTAATTGGATAGCCCATACCACTGATTGTACCAAACAGCGAATTCATCTGTAGCGAAACGGAAACATTCTCAGGCACAAATGTTAAGTTACCAACGGTAAAGGGCGAATCAGCTTTGTAATTTTTCATTTTGTTGAGTATATCTATGCAGTCGCTTATGTCGGCAAGTGCTGAAAACTCAACAGTATCCCAACTTATTTGCGGATTGTACACTTTGATGTCTGTTAGAGTATAAACTGGCTTTACATATTTGTTCTTAGTAATCTGAAACTGCTGAAAGTAGACTGCCATCAACGACACCTCCTGTTTGTCTATTTTAACTCAACTCACAATCCAAGTCGATTTCCAACATTCTAAGCCAAAAATGCTAAAACTATTGTGTGCAGGGGGAGGGATGATATGGAAATAACCATACGACCAAGCTATTTTGTTGAGAAGATACTCAAAATCAACGGCAAGCCGTTCTCACTTGAAGGAAGAGATTACCTGCGTAAAATCTACGACGGTGCTCATACCTCATTCCTGCTGAAAGCAGGACGTCAGGTCGAAAAATCAACCACTCTGGCTGCTAGAATGATTGCTTATGCACTACTTATACCGCACTTCCAGCAATTGTACGTATCACCGTCAGCTGAACAGACACGCACTTTTTCATCACAAAAGCTACTTGAATTCATCAACTCAAGTGAGTTCATTCAGAAATACTACGTCAACAGCAGTGTTGCAAGGCGTGTCTATGAACGTTCTTTTACCAACGGTAGCAGAATAATGCTTGCTTATGCATTTCTAACAGCCGATAGAATAAGGGGTAAGAGCGCTGATGCTGTATACATCGACGAAATTCAGGACATACTCTACGACAACATCCCTGTTATTGAAGAAACAATGTCACACTCTAGCTATGGACACAGAGTCTATGCAGGGACGCCCAAACACCAGCAGACAACAATTGAATTTTTTTGGGACAGAAGTACACAAACTGAGTGGGTAATCAAGTGTGAGCACTGCAATAATTGGAACATAATAGATGAGCGGAACTTACAGCCTAAAGGATTAGTGTGCAACAAATGTGGAAGACTGATTAATCCAAAAAACGGGCTTTGGGTAGATATGGTCTCAGATGCATACATTAAAGCTATTAGATTACCACAAGTTATCGCACCGTGGATTTCCTGGGACAGTATATGGCGCAAGTACATGGAATATCCAAAGACTAAATTCTATAACGAAGTCTTAGCTTTACCGTATTCTGATGCTGCTAACGTTTTAACTCGTGAAGATTTAATCAAAGCATCTGACAACTATCCACTGCTTGAAAAATACGACCCTGTTGTGCTTTACAACATGCCGACTTACATGGGAATTGACTGGTCAACTAGCACATCGGATACAGGTTCTTACACTGCAGTTGTCATAGGCACGTTCATAAATGGAAAGTTCAGAGTTGTTTATATGAAACGTTATCAAGGTTTGGAGACAGAAATAACAATGGCAATGAAGGATATAATTCGTCTTGCTCGTGAGTTTCATGTTAAGCTCATTGGTGCAGACTGGGGAGTAGGTTCAGGCGGTGCGAACGCAACAATCAGAGAGACTCTTGGTAATGAAAGTAAGCTGTTCGAGATGTACTACTCAGCAAACCAAAAAGAAATAATCAAGTGGGACAACAAAGGAAACAAATTCATACTCAATAGGACTGAAACACTGACAAATACGTTCATGGCTATTAAGCGTGTAGAAACAACATTCCCAAGATATTCGGATTGGTCGCATCTTTCAGAGGATTTCCTGAACGTATTTGTCGATTACAACAAAAATAATGTGATGATGTACAATAAAGCACCAGGAAAGACAGATGACTTGCTACATGCACTGAATTTCTGCTACACAATAGCTTCAATTGATGTCGGCAAGCAAGCAATAACAAGAAGCTAAAGGAGGGCTAAGCAATGAATAAAGAAACCTACTTAATGCTCGCAGACCATATCGCAAGGCAGTTTTTGGAAAATCCATCACTGGATTTAAATGAACTTGTTGCCCAGACAGCAAGAGAATATTCGATGAACTCAGGACAAAGGAACATCTTAATCAACGAGGTCAACCGTGCTGTATTTCAGAAGCTCTTTGAGACACATCCAGATAAAACTGTTGAATTCCCAATTGCAAAGCCAGAAATAGTAGACAAACTCCTTAAAGGTGAGCCAGTTGCGACTGAAAAGACAGCAAGCTTTATACAAGAAGAGGAAATAAACGAAGAAGACTACCTTTTAGATGATTTGTATAATCCATTCTTCGAAACGCTCGAGAAACAAGCTGCACCTAATTTAACTTACGAAATTGATGTCAGCAAAACGAAACACATACAATTCCAGAAAATAGCAAATGAGCTCATGCAGAAAAGCGAAGAAGTTCAGGCAAGCCTGATGAAATTAGCGACTGCCGAACAACAGCTCAGAGAAGTTCTTGCTGAACTCAAAAGTGTCGGTTTGAAAGAAAACGAACTTGTTGCAATTCTTAGACAGAACGATGTGCCTCAAGAAGCAATTGAATATGTTAGAAGAATCTACTCACAAGTTCAACCCAAACCAGTTGAACTGAAAAAGAAGGCAAGCCTGAAAGACGCATACGAAATAACTCAATTAGTCAAAAAAGCTTCTGAACAGGGGAATGCAACTGCACTCAATTCTGTTAAAAAGCGCATTGCCCAATATGATTTAAATTCCTTAGAACAGGCAATGCTGAAGCTGGGTTCAATGAATGAAATTTCAGGTACACAGTGGTACCGCCTAAAAAGTGAAGTTGCTAAACTGACTGGTCAATATTCACCTGAAAGTACAGCTGAACTGCTAAGTAAGGTTGCCGAACTTGCAGATGAATACATTGAAGCCGAAAAAACCTTTGGACAATTCTTTAAAATTGCTTCAGCACTTAAGAAATTCGTTAAGCAGAATCCAGATTTCGCAGAGTATGCTAATGTCTATTTTACAAAAACTGCAAAGATTTTCAAAAGGTCGATGCGTGAGATTTTAGCAAGAAAGGGGTGCTTGAAATGAGTGATTTTGAACTTCTTAAAAAAAGCTTCGAGCAAGAATTTGGAATGAACAAGGAAGCAGGACTAAATATCAAGCCTGATACTATGAAAACACTCAACGCAGTATCAACCACTTTAGGCATAATTTCCAGCGGGCTTGCCATCGCAGGTACGGTAGGAAAAATGGGGCAGAAACTTAAGAAAAAAGTACAGGTTTCTTCAATCAATACACCTGCTATTGCTAAACAGCTGACAATGAAACATCCCGACTGGTCTAAAGAAGAGGTAGAAAAGTACCTAAACCAGCTCAAAATCCACGTTCCAGAGATTCTTGCCGACATGGCTCTTGTAGAAGAAGTAGTTAGAAGAGCAATCCTTTATGGAGGTCTTGACCCTGCATATATAATGCAACTCAAACAAGTTGTACGAATAAGTTGAGGTGAAGTTCTATGATATTTAAAGAAATCTCAACAAGCGATTTTCAGCATTCCGATGTTGTACTGCTAAACGAAGGACGAATAGTAAAGACTGCAGCACTAATCGAGACTACAAGCGAGGCAAAAGAATATATCTCCAAACTACAACCTAACGACAAGTACTTCTACTGTCTTGTTGTTGCTCTTGGCGCTGGTGAATATTGGGGTCCAAATAGAAATGGGGATTACTTTCCTGAAGAGGAACTTAAAAAGGCATACAAGACGTTCGAGGACGCCCATGTTTTTAGACTGCATGAAAACAAAGACCCATCTAAAGCTTATGGGAAAGTTATAAAAGCATTTTGGAATGACAGGATGAAGAGAGCTGAGCTTGTTATCCAAGTTGAGCGACACAAAGCACAGGACATTCTTGAACGGTTATTAAATAATGAACCTGTTGATGTTTCCATGGGCTGTAAGGTCGAATACGACATATGCAGTATATGCGGTCACAAGTCTAAAACTCGAGCTGAATACTGCGACCACTTGAAGCACCATATGAACGAAATTTTGGAAGATGGACGCAGGGTTTACGCAATCAACCCAAATCCGAAATTTTTCGATATTTCGTTCGTTAGGCGAGGTGCCGACCCGACAGCTAAGGTGCTGTTGAAGGTTGCAGAAGATTCTGCTGTTGCACTGCCGAATGCAAGTATAAAAACTTCCGAGATAAGGAAAGAAGTGCCGGCAGAAGCGGTAACGCTACTCGACAATATAATCAATCGTGGAATAATTGCACGAAAAATGACTTTAGACAGACCTCTTCTTCCACTAAAGGTTCTCGACAGGCTTTTAACTATGTTCGGTCCTGAAAAACTGCTGGCTTATGCAAGTGATGCTGGTATTTACTTTAGACCTGAAGAACTTGATGAAATTTTCAGGACATTTTATGTCTCTAAGCCTTCCACAATAGTTAGACTTGTTTCGCAAGTTGAACCGAACGCTGAGGCAACAAAAATAGTGCTCAGCGTTACAAAACTCAGACCGATTGTCGTGAGAGAAACGAAAAAGCTGCACATCTACCTGCCGTCTAAGACTGCAAATGAAGATTTGTTCGACTTGGTAGCACTTTCAAGGATTGCACATCCTGGTTTCGAAATGCCGAAGACAGCTGCATTATCACCAACGTTGTTGTTTATAATCAGCGCAATCATTATTCCTTTACTTATCGCAAAGCTGAAGGAATACTTAAGCGATGCTTCACTCGGACCGGTACAGCCTGAAAAAATTGTACTCGACCCGAGAATGATAGGTCATCAGTCAGCTATGACGAATTTTACAGCCGGAATTAAGAGCATTGGTTGATTGCTATCTTTCTAGTGATAGTGTTCAACATATTTTTCTTTAGATGTTAATATTTCAGCGGTTCGCTCGCAGAGCGAAAACTAATAACAACGAACTACACTTTAGGTGAAAAGGAGGTACGAATATGTTTAAGAAAGCGGAGGAAAGACAAGCCTACGAACTTGGTAAGATTTTTGGGTATGGATTGGCAGAAGGCTATCTTGAAAAGATAGCTGAAGAACTTGAACAGGTTCAACAGCAACTTGCAGAGGTAGCACCGGAAGGTATTCCAGAAGAAGAGTTTGAAGCATTCGAAGATATTGATACACCAGATTTTGAATACGAATCAACGGACGAAGACCCTGAAGTTCAGCAAACAATGGAACTCAGGGAAGCACTGCTTGACATGACGCCAGAAGAAGTTGTTGCATGGTACAACTCACTCGACGAAGGCACAAGACAAATGGTCGACAACATTCCAGAAATTGCAATAATTGTCGAGCAAGCACACGCACAATTTACATCTAACCAATAAAGGAAACTGCGCAGAAAAGGAGGTGAAGCTGATGTCACAGCACAAAATCGCAGCACAGTATCTAGCCGAGCTTGCGCAGTTTGACCCATTATACGCCTTTGAAAAAATTGCGTCTATTCCTTTCGAGTTCATAATCAATCAATATGCCGATGATGAACTGACCAAGCTTGCGTCTGAAAATATACTTTCTGAACTCTACAATTTGATAGTTCAGACAGGCGAACAAGAAAAAACGGCTGAGGAAGTGTTAGAAGAAATCGATGAATTGCCAGAACAGTACTTGGCAATGCTTGAAGAATTAAAATCAGCTGAGCAAGAAACTGAAAAGACGGCTTCGGAAGATAAGGAAGCCAGCGAACGAAACAATCCCATTAAAGAAAAATTGATTAGAGATATCTTGGAAAAGAAAGCACAAATTGAAGCTCTTGATGCACGTGATGTATTAAGGCTTCAAGATGAACTAAAACAAAAGAGCATTCCAGAACTCACAAAAATGGCACACGAAATGCATGAACAATTCATGCATTCCTTTGCAAATTTAGGTGAACCAACAGGTTCTGGCATGAACTACTCAGCTTCTGACCCATTAACAGAATTCCTGCTTTCAAAAGCAAATTTGTAAGACTATAAAGAAAGGAGTGAACGTAAATGGCAAAGTCCATGTTCGAACTTTTAGTGGCTCTTGACAAACTTATTGTGTTCAGCAAGCCAGTTGCCTCAACAGTTACAGTCAAGCTGAAACCTGGTATGATTGTAACTGTTGTTAATGACCAAATAGTTCTCCCACCAACAGAAGGTTATTCTCCAGTCTATGTTGTTCTCAGCGACCAGGACGAACCAGTAACAATTGCTTCTGGTACAGTTGGTATTGCATTCGGTGATATGAGGTTTGTAACTGACCAAGTTGAGTCAGGCACATACGAACCAGGTGATGCCCTTGTTGCTTCTACAAAGGGAAAACTCAAGAAGAAAGATTGGAAAGATGGACTTAAAGACGAAGTCATTGGATACGTCGAACAAGTTACACCAAATGCACAGGCACCAGCCGGCGTACTCTTGACTGTTCAGTTCAAATAAGATAGGGGGTGTGCAGGATGTTCTACAAAGAAGCTGAACTTAATCCCAACCCATCAGTAATTAACTCGACGTTCATCAATCTCATAAAGACAGCAGAAGGTCTTGAAGAAGTTGTAGACAACACAGAAACATACTTGAGGCTGAAACTCAGGGAAGAGGGATTCTTCAGAAAGATACTCCCACCAAGATTGATTACACCAGCTGAACTCGATAGAGCAGTTGACCACAGAAGCCCAATGAAGATAATCGATATAGAACCTGACGCACCAGCAGCAGTAACAATCGACTTCAGGGGTGGAGTGCCAACCAAATACGTTGGTGCAGACAGGTACGCAGTAACATTCTATACAATCAGCTCAGTCGAACACCAATACCGTGAACCAGAACTTTTAACATATAAAGCTCCAATCACGGCAATTCTTAAAGACATACTCGACAAAGAAATTCAAGCAGCTGAAGACAGAAACTTCATAAAAGCATGTGACGAAGCAGTCCAAATTTCTGGAAATATAGTCAACGACAACATCTCGAACACAGTGTTCACAAGAGACGACTTTGTAAACATACTCGACAAGATGACTGAAAAGAAACTCGTTGTTGACGTTGTGCTTATGCCACTCAGCATGTTCTATCACATACTCAAGTGGGACTTTGCACAACTCGGTTCTGAACTCTTGAAAGAAGTTGTCATCGACGGATACAAATACAACACATTGCTCGGTAAGAAATTTGTCACAACGAACAAGTATGAAATCATAGGTCAGAAGAACGCTTATGCATTCACAGAACCAAAGTTCCTCGGTCATGCATTCCTGCTCGACCAGGACGTCAAATTCCAGCTCATAACTGAATACGACCTCATCAAGTTTAAGATGTGGGAAAACATAGGTGCTGGCATCGGAAATGCCAACGCAGTTGTGAAACTTACGTTATCATAATAATAGCACAAGATAGACCCCTGCCTGATGAAGGGCAGGGGATTATCTGAGAAAAGGAGGGAACTACATGCCAGAGGTTGTGAACAAGAGTGTAGGGATTATCAGACTGCCATTTGCTAATGTTGAGCTGAAACCAAAACAAACAACCTATCTTGATGATGAGACATACGAAAAGGTAAAGGCTGTCTTGCACGAGTATAGAAAACTTGGCATTGTTGAAATCAAAGAAACAACTAAAGCAGTTACCATGAAGCTTGAGCAGAACGAAGATGGCTCGATTTCTTTAACATCTGAAAGCGACAAAGTAGTAGTTGAAAGTGCACCAGTTCAGATAGCTGAAGAAACACCATCTGAAGAACCAAAAAAAGAAGTTGCACAAGAAATTCCAGCTGAAGAACAGAATACGGAAGGTACTAAGAAAAAGAAAAAAGTAACGAGGTCGAAGAGTATAGGATTTGATTGATTATGAGCATGACGGTACAAATACCAGTTATCATAGTTGTTAATCCCCAAACAATTACAGTACGCTACTGTTTACCAGTAAAAAATCATAAATATGTTGAGATGGGTTTGCCTATGGTTATTGTCGAGAATGGCAAGGGGAGGGAACAGTATGAGTGAAAATGACATCTTAAAGACGGGTGATATAGATTTAGCAACGTTTCTAATAACTCATGGTTACCGAGACTACGAGATAGAATCCACACCAAATGGAATATTGTTTGTCTTTAAAGGACCAAATGTTCAAGAAGTTGCTAAGCAATTCCCTGAAAGCGATGTCAATAGGATTTTATCAACGTACTATGGTTTAAGGAAAATACTCAGAATGCACAATAAATTTTAGGAGGTGTTTTTAAATGAGGTCAGCGTACATCAAGGTTTTTTCCGGTGATGTTGCAAGTCCAGTTGAAAATCCATCTGGAGATGCTGATGCCGAACTCTATTTGTCAGCTCCAACAACTGAATACGTAACAAGTTCTAACGTTTCAAATTACAAAATTATCGTTGATGGAAACAACTATGCAAGGTCTGGTATCCTTATCACAAAACTCAGATTCGTCAATGACCCAAATGAAAATACTATCATTTCCAACGTTAGAATGTATATCTCAGGTACAGTTGCAAAAGGTGCAGCAGTCGTTGTCAGAACCGCTTCAAGCATTGAATCACTTAATAGAGATTCCGACCTTTCGCTGAGCGATGCAAAGTATTATGCAGATGCAACAGATACAACACTTACCACATATTACAATAATGCAGATGCGCAACTTATTAATCCTTCAGATACAACTACATACCTCTCGCTTGGCAACCCAACATTGTCAGGTTCAGACTATTTGACAGATTACATTCTCTTCCAACTCAGAATTAACGAAACAGATTCGAAGATAACCACAACAACATTATTGCAGAATGTAACAATCACATTCCTCTACGACGAAGAAACGGCATAATAGAATATCAGAAAAAAAGAAAGCCCGGGTTATTCCCGGGCTTTTTCATGGCAGTGGTGCCACAATCATCGTAGGTATAGGCGGAGCAGTTGCACCAGCACCAATTGCTGCAACAGCGTGCGTGTGTGCACTATACTGCGAAGCCATTGTCTGTAAAAGTGAATTGAGCGCTGTTTTGAAAGTCGTAAATTGAACTTCATCAATCACGCTTATTTCATTTCTCATCAGCAGTCCATTAACATTGACATTACCACTGTATGTGACAGTTCCCGAACCGCTTATGACTCCATTGATTTTAGCATTTGCTACATCCAAACTCATATTTGCACTGCTCAGCTTTGCACTGCTACTGTCTAAATTGTACTGACTACTATTAAGTTCGTAGCTTTGTGCATCTGTTGATATATTGTTGGCATTCACTTTTAGTGTACCAGCGTTGATACTCACCTCATCGGAAATATCTAATACAAGCCTCTCAGCTGAGATTTTGAGTTCCCCATTTATTAGGCTAATACTTCCGTTTGCCCCTTCGTACTTGAAACCATCATTCAGCTCGAATTTATCTTTCCCAGTATCAGCGCTGAACTGTTCTGAACCAATCAGATATTTTGCACCTGAGGAATGGGTTATTTGAATTCCTTCTGCAGTTACTACCAACTTCCAATCACCTATCTCGGCATTTAATTTTTCTTCTTCACCATGTTTGTTCCAGCTTATATAGCAGTTTTTTGCTTTCAATGTGAAATAATCGATTTCTGCTTCCAGTTCTATAGTTTCTTGCTCATCATTCTGTTTGCTGAGTAGTGTAACATACCTTGGAATGTTATTCTCATCCACAACGAAAATTTGTGCGTATTTTTCTTTCAATATGATTCCTGAACGTAGCGAAATTGCATATAGGTCGCCTGGCTGGGCATTCAGCGGTCGCATTGCCCTGTACGAGCCGTCGATTTCCATTGGCATAATAGGTAGTGGCAGTACGTTAGCACCGTCGTAAACTGCAGTAATTATTTGTCCTTTGGAAGGCACCACTGTTAGTCCGAACGCATTACCTGCATTCAGTAGCGGAACTGCAACTCTGTATTCACCGCGGACAGTCTGCGGACACATGAGCGTCATTTCGTATTTCTCAAGGTCAAGTTCAGTTATCGTGCATTGTATTATCCTCGTCGCTTGATTGAAAATATCACGCATTGCTCATCCACTCCTTATATAGCAATAACATTGCTCATCCACTCCTTATATATTGGTGTGCCGTAACACACTTCTTGACCTACCTGTATGTTCAGCTCATATCCGCCCATCTTTGGAATCTCCTGTACAACAGTTTGTTCACTCAACACCCACGGGAACCTTTCATGAGGTATGTTTTGCTTTATTTCAATTGCAACGGTTTCCTCTGTTTCGGTAATGTTCCCGACTATTCCGTCATATTCAATAAACGGAACATCATCTTTGAGAAACTCAACATAACTGGCAAATTTGTTGTAGTCCCATAATTCGTAATTGTTTTTAAGACTGTAGTACGCCTTAACCTTTTTCAGAGCTGATGTCAGCCCGTCAAAACTGCTGTTGAGAATATTTGCCCATTCATCTGGTTGTGAGCCGAATGAAAACGGAGTATACATTGCGTACTTGCACCATACAAGGTCTATGTACCTGAAATTGTTCAATTCTACAACGAAATCACCGTAAGCAAGAAAGTAAGGAAATTCAAACTGGTAGGCTGTTATTATTTTACCACCATCGTTAGCAACCTGTCGCTGTACTAAATTCAGCTGCTCTTTTGTGCCGTTCAACAGGTTGTGTAGCCAAGCACTATCTGTATAAAATGAATATCTGTCAGAAGCAATTGTAAGAATGCCGTCAGAAATGTCAAAATCGAAATTCCAAGAAAATGCGGTCAAGTATGCTTTTTCCATATGTTCATATATTGGTGCAGTAGCAGGATTAAGATACCTTAAAATTTTCGGCAGTTCATTAGGCAGTTGAGACAGCGCATCTGAAAACTTCAATATCGATATTTTCTGCATTTGACCACCTCACTATCTGTTCAGCACAAGCCTTGTCTTGGTTGCATCGAAGTCTATAGATTTCACAGGGTTGTCGGTGCTTTGCGAAGCGGTTGTACGCTTTTTGATTTCATCCGTTACTTGCGGATACAAACTCGCCTGTTGCTGAAGCTGTCTTTGTGCTTCCTTGAAATGTTCTTCTGGCGCAACAATCACATCGATAGCTTCTTCTATGCTACCACGGATTCCGATATAGGTTTTGGCAACTTCATAGTATGCCTTGAGTAAGCTGTATAATGTATTACCTAAAGTCAGTGCACTCTCTGTCGATTCACCGCTTATAGCTTTTGATATTTCCGCTGTTAGTTTGGTTATCTCATTTGGTATTTGAGTGACTGCATCTATTAGGTTCGTTGCACCAACATAATAAGCAGACATTTGTGGTGAAAGCGCAATTACAGCCTCTAATCCTTTGTCTAACTCTTCAAGAGCTTTGATAACAGCTTCAACTTCATCACTTGTCAGAAATACCTCTATGTCTTCAGTACTTCCTGTAAACGTTCTTAACCAACCTCCAACCGGATTGTTCCCAACCATCACATTAATTCCGAAAAGCTTCAACATATTTGCTATTATTGACGGCACTGATACTAAAGCCGTAAAAATGACCAGCGCAACTGGGTCATCTTTGTATTCCTTTTGAATGTCTCTTATGAGTTTTCTATACGAACCCGTACCTGCTTTAAGTTGACAGCTGAACATGAGCAGGTTTGCATCTGTTATTGTCTCGAGCTCTTTCAACTTTTCACATGCCTCAAGTTCTTTACGCAGATTCTCCAGCAACTTTGCAGCTTTATCAAGTTCTTTTTTGTTGTATTGAGCAATTGCACTTGTTATAGCGTCAAATACCTTTTTATACCCCTCAAGAAAACTGCTCATGTCTGTTGTCGTATCTACTAAAGCTTTTAGAATTTTCAGCTGTTCAATTATCTGAAGGATATGCTCCCTTACCTTGGCAATTATGTTTAATGCACCACGGCGTGTAACTATTATTTTGTAGCTTCCTATGTCAAGTTTAGATACATCACCTGTTTTGAATAAATCACCATAAGGTCCATCCTTGTTCACCGGCAAACCGTAAACTGCCTCGACTATCTCACTTGAATAGACTAAATAACAGCCAGTTTTCAAAATCGTATGCAGAAGTACATCAGTAAATGAAGCAACTAAACTAACAGGCGTGCTACCATCGATTTGTGGCACGCCCATATTGCGACATTCAGCTATCGTGCCTTCGAAAATAACTGTATTAAGCCAATTATTTATGGATTCGACTATATCTTCTATAAAATTGCTTTGTTGCTGTTTCACAGTGTCAGTTTCATAGCCGTACGTATCGCTATACAAAAGTTCGTCAATATCTGGCACTCTGTTCACCACCTCACAAATCTGCACTATCAGGAAAAACTATTCTGCCAGGAAGTGCTTGAAGATATTCATGTGGTCGTAATGTCAGAACATTAACAAAAGTTAAAGAATTGCCATCCAGGAGCGGTATGTTCGCCAGATTAATGCGAACTTTTAGAACGCTGTAGATAAAACTGCTGACTTCACTGCCAGGTATACTAGCTTCACTATCTGTAGTGTGAAACATCCGTAAATGCCGGTTGAGTTCGTTTATCTCCTTAACAGAGAGCGGTAGAATAATCCATTTGGCATTCCACTGACTGTGCACTGCTAGATTTGTAAATACTGAACTATTCAAAACTGGAACATATGAATAAATGGCATATGTTGGAAACTGCACATCAGCAGTTAGTGTCTGTACAACCGCAGTTTCTGGATTCTGCAACAAAATAACGTTATACGATGAAATTATCGCCTTAAGTGTTGCCTCATCTTCTGCAAGATGCCTTCCAACTACTTGAACTGGTATCAACAGACTGTCTGCAACTGATAGAACCATGATGTTCGACCTCACCTTGCAAAACTCATGTCTACATGAAGCAGTCTGCCACTGAGGTTCAGAATGACATTCACTTTATATCCGTCAATGTTTAATTCGTATCCAGAAATCTTTTTGTTTTTGACAAGAGTGTCAAGATATTTTCTTAATTCCTGCTCAACAAAAGACACATCGCTTGCATACTTGAACTTACTCATTACGTCACGCCTCAACTGCCAGACAATTTCGTTTGCGTCATATTTCAGCACATCTTCAATTATCATGTCTTCTGTTTTGCCGAGTGTACTGGCGTTGTATATGCTGTTATTAATGAACACATAAGCACCGGCGTTAGCCAACTGCATAGTTTCATCAAATGTCAAATTCTGTATGTCAATAACTTCATCGTTGAGCTGGTTGAACGTCAGCCCTTTCTTGTGATAGGCAAAATATAGAACTCCGAGATAATACCCTGGCAGTGCCGTGCCTTTGTACTTAAGTATTCTGTGACCAAAAAGTACAACTTCATCCGTATTGATTGTACTTGCCATATCATAGATGTAATTAAAATCATCAATTGGTGCAAGACCAAATGTATAAAGCTTGTACTGTTTATTTGCAACAGCAAGTATCGCAAGCAGGTTGCTTGCTACATAATCGGTAATTGGAGCTAATATAACTACTTTGTTGAAGCGCTGGTAGTGATTGAGGTATTCATATATCGAAATTGGGTCTTCATTTTCACGCACAGGAATTACCGCAACAGGCTGACCTGTTTCCTTCAGGTAAATCTTTGTTGCATAGGCTAACTCGTTCGGTAATTCAGCAGGACCGAACCAGCGCAGTATGTCTTCTTCATTCTCAATAACTACATGCCTGCCAAAGACTTCATAATCCTCTCTGTAATCAGCTTCGTAGCACACATAAACGGAAACTTTAGTATAATCAGGCACGTAAACTCCTTGCTTGTACCTAAGCTTAAAGTTGACATTAACTAAGTCGTTGAGTTCCTCTGGCTTGAATTCGAAAACTTCATGGAAAGTAACAGAATAATCGCCAATCATGCCTTTTCTTCTGAGCCATTGAGTTATCTCGAGATATTCATTAGGCATTACTGTTCCTTCGAAACCTAAGTTTTTGAGATATTCTTCGCTGTATGGTCTGGGAGCTGGCTGTTTCTCAGGTATTAAGTAAACTTTTACGTTCTTAGGCAACTTTCCATAAACCGGTACTGTCAAAATTACCTCGTGTTTGCCCACAATTTCTTGGCCTGAGTAGAATGTGCCTATATAAGCATTGTCACCTTCGATTATGTATTTCAAGCGACCAATGAAAATAGTATCTGTAAATTTATTTTGGCTTTCTATAAGCTCACGCCTGTCGACAAAGAAATTAGAAACAAATGGTTCGTGATGAGTTGGAATGTTGCTGAATAGTTGTACTGATACCTTAATATTCTTTGTTACAGCCTTTTTTACATAAACTCCACTATCTTGTAGATGGCTACCAGTTTTGCTAAATAGCCATTTTGCACGTGAATAAATATTTTTGGATATCGGAACATGTGCTTCGATACTTGATGATAGTGTTACCTTGGCTGGTTTACGTATCTTAAACCGATGTTTGAGAGACTTTACACTTTGAACACCTTTAATTTTAATCAAAGCTTTCAATACTTTTGTTGGTGGTGTCCATTGAATTTCTATATACTGAGTCGTACAATAATTTTGAGTTAATGTCGTTGCTGGAATATTCAGTTGCGTTTTTCCAACTTTTGGGAAAGTAAGAGTGTACAGCCCAGCTGGAATAATCCTACTTTGTGTGTACTGGGACAAACTTTCATCCACAACAACCTTCTGACCACTTGAATTTGTATAATACAACCGAACTGCCCATCTGTAGTTCGGGTATGTATTGCTTGTACCAGCTTCATATTGCGAAATAGTGCTTAAAACATACGGTCGTGGCGTTGATAAATTTAAGTTCACATTGTACCATTGACCCGTGTAAGCTCCCTTAATACTTCTGCTAACATTCCCATAACTGTATATTGTGTCAAACTGGCTGCGTGTTAAGCCAACAGAACTATCGTATTCCGTGTTCTGCAAACTACCATTACACTTGCGTAATGATACTTGTTCCACACAATAAGCCCAGGGGGTAAAAGAAACTGATGTGCTGGGAGTTATTGAATTGGTTGACATATCATACGTAAAGCTACCGTTAGCCCTTGAACCAAAAAGAAATTTGGCAATGGCAGGTCCAGCATTCCAATCCGGCCAAACCCATAAACATTGTGAATACTTGTTAGGTGCGGTTTGAGAAAGACACCAAAATTGTATATTTGTAACTCCATAATTTGAAGCGAGTACTGATTGCCCAACATCAAAATATATGTTGACCGTTAGTCCATTAACGTTACTTGTATGTATCATATATGTTCCTGCCGAATATAGTTCAACCCACGCCAACTTCTATCACCTCTTTTGTAAGAAGCTCTGCTAATTTGTAATTGTTTGAACTTTGCACTACAGTAAAGTTGTAACTTCTACCAGAATACGGTCCTGTTGCCGACATATTAATTGTACCACTTTCGTAAAGTAGGTACCACTGGCTATATGTAAGACTCTTAGAACCAGTATATTTGGTGTTAAATGAACTACCGTTGCACTTTATAGTTTTCACTTCTTCATAGTACAAAACTCTAGGAGTAGCCTCGAGTGTTTGAGCAGGAAAAACCCAACAACCTGTCCATCTATAACAGCTAATGTCGAATCTAGATTTGGGATTACTGCTCAAAAATTTACCCATACCTGACGAATCGAAATAATAGTTGTAGGCATGTTATATCACCCCTCACAAATTTAGTGCAAAATTCTGTTCATTAATACTCAGATTGAGCGTTACACCCGTCTTATCTACATCTATTTCTTTTATTTCAATGTTCCATTCAGTTTCTACTTGCAAAACTATTTCATTCATGATTTGTTCAATCAGCGAGCGAATGTCATCTTCACTAAGACCACGACCAATTATGCTCTTCACAGTCACGTCGTACGGATTTCCGCTGAATCTGTTCTTAAGTTCTCTGTAGATTCTAAAGGTAATATAGTCAACAAACGACATGAAATAGTAGTTCATGCTGAAATTGTTGTCCGACGTAACTAATTGTCCGTATCCATACGTATGCCCGACTTTTACAAGTGAATTTGGCATATCGATTCGCTCGGCTTGAGTTATCCTAACAATAGGCATAAACTCTGTCTTGACTTTGTTGTTCATGAACAGTTCTTTGTACCAATTGAATATCAATGCACCTGCTATTAAACTATCTCCACCATAATAAGTTTCGCTACCAATCTTGATTTGAGCTTTTTGATTCGGCAAGAGCACAATTCGGCTACTTGGAGTTCTTAACCACCCTTCGATGTTTTGCCCAATTGTGAAATAGTTTGAGAGGAACCACAACATTACAGGCAATCGTTTTTGACGAATCACTTTCTCAAATTTCACGCTGTATTCAGGTACTCCAGCAAAGATGTATTGATAAAATTCGTGTTCGTTTGCAAGTCTTTCAAATGCGTCAGCATATTCATCTATTGAGTAAACAGGATAAAACGCCAGTCCCATACCTGTTGGCTTACTTCGAATTAGCCAGTACCAATCATTAACCACGCTCAGTTCTAAATTCACGTTCTTAACAACTTCATCATCCAGATAGTAAAGCCTGTTATAAATAGCATGTCCCATTTTCGGCTTAACAATAAAAACCACTCCGACAGTAAAGTCATCAGGTGCATTGAACGATTGCGTATCAAAATTTGGAATGTTTGTCTTAATACTTTGTACATTTGTTTCTCCTCGATATGGCAACCTATGTACCGTTTTAACAAATTGTGTTACATCTATAATGTCACCAATCCACCTGTCCGATGGCAGAAATGGGTCATAGAATACAGTATCTGTTCCCGACCATGGTTTAAAAAGATAGACAAAATAATCGACGATTTCGATATATTCTGGTGTGTCTAATGGAAATTCAACACCTGCAAAACTACCGAATTTCATAGGTTCTCCGTTAAACGTCGGTATAGTGCGAACAAGCGACCTGACTTCGCTGATTACCACATTTTGATATCTGCGCCTGTCTATTCTACTTCTAGTAGTCTCTGATAAGTCACTTGCAGTTGTTAACCAGTCTATCGGAAATACTTCAATCTCTGGAACAGGTATTGAGAAATCGCCCCATAAAATGGTAGAACTCTGTATTGGCTTACTATTGGAAATATCCCTGGTAATTTTTTGAATCATAGATTGGGTTAGTTGTTTTTTCTTTTCCCTATTGATTTTTGCTTTTACATCAACACTTTTTATTTTCAGACGATTTTCTGCTTTTATCTTACCTCTTAATGAAATCGGGCCATACCTGACAGATTTTGTAGCCTCACCGTACAGCGAACGTTCTTTAACATGTCTTAATGCAACTCCTACCTTTAACGGCTTAATTGGAGGTTGCCATAAGACATCTATATACTGTGTAGTACAGTAGTTCTTCTGCAGTGTGGTTGTTGGAATATCGACAACGGCTTTTCCTACAGTGTCAAAGTTCAAATTATATGTTCCACCAGGAACTGTCTGGCTCGTGGTATACTGTACATCACTTGTGCCCCATATTTTTATGCTGTTGTCAGGTAGTAATTGTTTTAATCTAACCTGCCATCGAAAGTTCGGATAAGTGTTCGCTGTATCATTCTCATATATAGTACTCGTGCCGAGTGAATAAACGGTGATACCGTCGTTTTTGCTAACATTGAGCTGCTTGACCTGTCCAGAATACGGACTTGTAACGGTGATTGTTACAGTTTCACCGTTGTAAATCCTGTCAAGCTCACTTTTAGTCAATACGTACTCGCCGTTGTAAGTATTCGTAGTTACCGTTCCATCACATTTGATTGTTTGAACTGTTTCGGAATACTTTACTTTAGGATTAATATATGCAGTTCTGGGCGATAAAAGATATGCTTGATAAGTCCACTTGTTGACATTTATCGTAACACTGGTAAAACTGGCACCTGGGAAGAATTTTTCCATCGGTAGCATACTTGAATATGGGTCATCTGGTCGAACATATCGGCAGTCATAGTACCTTCTGAGGCCAGAATCCTCTGTATAGTCGCCGTAACAAGTAACTTCTACCCAATCAAGACCATAAGCAGGCATTTGCACCTGCACATTATCTGATGTTTTAATTATAACTGTTAATTTGTGTGTATCTGAATAAGAAGTCCTGAGAGACAGCGTTGATGCCACTACTTATCACCTGCCTAATCCAAGCACTACATATTTCAAGCCAGGCGTAAGCCAAATTACTGCAGTTATTTCCAAATTTATTTCACTCTTCTGGTTAAACTTTAACTCATAGCTGTGTATCACCTGATTTTTCGCAAGCATGGCGAAAAATTCTTCAACCAAGTTCTGAGCAAACGCTGGGTTATAATTACTCGAAAGCAACCTCGGCCGTACATCTCTTTCATACAGGTACTTCACATAGTCTATTGTACGCATGAATACATCTTCATGCTCAACTGGTGACTTCCTCGAACAAGTTGTCATATGGCTCAACCTGATGCCGTTGTATGTATAGAGGTATACATATCCTAAATTGCTCAGCTCATTTTTCGTAAGTTCATCGAATAAATAGCCTTCTGGCACAGGATAGACCGGATACAATTCCATTGGTGTTGAATGGACAGTATTTGTTAAGTCACTCAAACGTGAAATAGGCTTGCTCATATCTTTTTGTACAAGTCCACCATAAATAACACCATACACAAAGCCAGGCAACTTTATCTGCCCTTTTTGCTTGCTCTTTGAATTGACATCATTCAGCCTGATTTCTGGTGTGAGAAACACTCTAAGATGCGGACTTGTTAAATCGATTATGAAGTTCCTCAACATTTCCTTAATTGTCTTTTTCTCGGTAAGAGAACTAATTAAGTTAAGAGGTTTGAAACCAGTAAACACTATCTGATGACTATCTGTCGTAATTTCGTTGAGTCGTTCAGCCAAGCTGTCGTCATCAATGCTCTCAAAAACAGCTACATTATAGACCCGCTTAATGTTCTTAATTTGTTCTACCGCTTTTGGAATGTCATCAGTGATTAGAATACCAACAGGATTATTAAACCATTTGAGATAAAGCAGAGCACCGTACTGAACATATGTGCGTGGTGTCACAGGTCCTAGTATGCGTTCAAGCTCAGCTTGAGAACTTACCGCAAATGGCCTGTTAATTAGCGGATTGTCTTCATTAAGGCTGAGTTCGTATGCAAAGTATACTTTATAGTAATCCCAAGGCAGAATATACCACTCACGGCTGATGCGGATAAGCTCTGCATTGTGCAACTTAACTAATCTAAGTTCAGAGCGGTGGATAACAATTTCATGTGGAATCAGAACATAATCATCCTTAATCCATCCATTTACCCTAAGCCATTCTGTGATGTCAATACGAACATTTTGACTTTCATCTTCGAATATGCTGTCTTTTATTATTTCCCTTGGAGGCATAAGTACTACTTTCAACTTTTTCAACGTGTAGAAACTTGGCACATGGTATTTTATCTTCAAGCTATGTGGTGCTATTCGTGCCATGGTTGTTACAAGTGCATCTTCGTTATCTACAACTCTGTTAGCATAATCACTGTCCAGCCTTGCCACTATCATCGTTGCAAACTGCGGTAATTTCTGCAGACTCTGTTGCAGTTGATATTCATCAAAGTTAATCTTCCATATGTTCGGATGTTCCATCTCATATGCCGGCTTCAGATAGTAAAAACCGATATCCAGCTCAACATCATGTGTTTTTCTTGAAAGTACATTCGTATCTGGTATGTCTACAAATTTCTTAACTAGCCAAGCAGTCCTGTCCCTCAAAATCTGTTCCTTGCTCACATGTACTAGTATAGGCGTAACTTTGATAGGTTTATTCGTACTGATAGACCAATACAAGAGAGCTAATACATTACTTGTGACTTTTTGTTGTTCATATATAATCCCTGTATCGTCCATGCTTTTCTCTGTCTCACGTGCTATCTTAACACCTGACTGCATCCAGCTGAATTTAGCACGATTATGCAGTGTTTTACTTGCCAAATCTGAATGTTTTGCCCTAGTAAATGCGCTTGTTTTCAGTAATCTGTAGACCGGACGCTGGTAGTCGAGTATAAGTGTTTTATACCCTGGGAATACTGCTCTCAACATGCTCAGTCCCTGAACATCAGAAAAGTCAACACCTGTTCCTGCTATTGAGTAGTTCGAATCAAACAAAACAGTAGAAGCTGTCGTAACCCAAGTATCTAATATCGGATTGTAGATTAAAAGTCTATCCGTTGTACCCGAAGCACTGTTAGGTAAAGAAACAAACAACTCACCATGATAAACAGAAGTCATTCCAACGAACATTGTATCAGCATCGTAAATCGTGCTGTGCAACAGCCTGACCGTATCCGTCTCAGGGTCAATTTCAACGTACTGTGTAAGGTCTGCAGGTGCAATGTAGATTTTATTGTTTGCACCAAGATAATACGGATACGAAGCAGGCGCCTGGAACTTGACTATACCAGATGGAAACACAGGACCTATCGGTTCAACCGTCTTGTTGATTATGTCTATTTTCAATATCCTTGTTTCATCACGATATGGAAGAGCGTAAAACTTGGTGCGCTCTCTGTTTGCAACAACAGCAAAATACATTGCTTGTCGCAAAGTCAGTGGCGGACCCCAAACCGTTATCTGATTGCCGTCGAATTCCCAAACAGCCTGTATGCCCGAATACGGCGATGAATACAGTTTACCATCAGCCATTTGAAAAACATGCGAGTACCAACCAGGTTCAGCATTGCTTAGTATCTGTGTCCACTGCCCATTTGAGTATTCCCAAAGTCCAGAACGACCGCCTGTACTGCTGTTTAATGGTGTCGTGTTCATTGCATATAGCTTTGTACCATCTAAGCTTGGCGAGGGAAATGGACCTATCATCTGCGGATAATCTTCAACTGACAGTATGCGTCCGTCAGTTCCTACTTTTATTCGCACACCATTGAGTGTACGGTCAGGATGTATCAAGCCGAGAGTTAAAATATGCCAGCCAACGCCCGGCTCGTTGCTGACAGGCACGATGGCTGGCGAAGATATATTCGTATTGTATTCAGTGGTTTCCACACTATTTACAAGTTTTAGTGTCCCAAGCATTCAGTTTCACCTCTCACTCTATTGTTACATCTAAGTATGCTGGACTGACCATCCCTATAAACTCTACTTCCAATTTAACCACAAATCTATTTCCATGTTGCTGAACTTCAAGCACATTGCACGACTTCACCATTGGTTTTATAAGCTGCACTCCTTCGTTAAACAACGCATTAAGCACATCCTTATTGATATACTGGTTGAGTGTCTTTAACTTGTCTTGTACATATTTAAGTAGTGTTGCAAAAATTCGTGCGTTTCTGCCCTCTTTGAGAATGCTGTTCGTAACTACATCTGGTACTGCATGTAATGTGTTGTCTGGCAGCTCTTCGACTATATTAACAGCTTCTTTGATGATGTGTTCAGAATTCGTTTTGTAGGTCTCAACTACACTCTTTTCTAATATTCCACTGAATTGCTGTATGTTCAGTAAGGTAAGCTTCATTGTACTGTTGGTTGTAGCCTGTTTGTCTTCATAGGCGCCGAACGCACCGAGCAAAACATAGCCTGGTAGTGGCATAGTCATTTTTTCATACTTGTATTTAAGGTACGGCAATACGAATAACCTAACATTTTGTGATTTGAATGGCGATACATATTTGACAAACTCTTTGTATATTTCGCTATCAACAGTATCAGCATCGTAAAGCACTGCAAACTGTATGAGTTTAGAATACTGAACAATTGTCGGAAGCTTGCTCAGAGTTCCAGCAAGTGCTTGCGCTTCGAATGGGTCTTTGATGTATTTCAGTACACTTATTGCATAACTCGACGGTAAACTGGAAGTGAATAGTAGCTGCGTTTCAAGGTCTTGCTCAACCAAGTTCATTACAAGAATATTGCTTGCACCTGTTGTTTCAAGTGCAAGTTTGGTAGCAAAACCAAGTTCGTTGAACGGTACTACCGGTCCTAATTTCTGCTCTATATCAATCATCGAGCTAACGCTTACTGGCTGAGTTGAAATCACAGAATCTGCTTTAGGTTCTGCATAGTACATGATATAGACTGCGAATGAAGGTGCTGCAAGATAGTATTCACCTTCGTGTTCGGTAAGTATTGAGCCGTACACCTCAACATCAGCCATATCAAATTCTCTTATTACCAAGTCCGTTGGTATTACAACGTAGCCACTTGGATTGTTGCGTACTGCTTCATCTGTTGAATATTGAGCAAAATTGTACTTTGAAAGTAGCTTACTTACTTCGATATAGCGTTCCTTGATTTCAGGCTTTTCTATTAATCCATCAAAATAGCGCAATGTGAACACTTTGTAGTCAAATGTTGTCGCCTCTGTCTCAGGTACAAGGTATACTTTGAGTTCTTTAAGTTCGTAGCCTTCAGGAATATAGAGCTTGGCTGTAAACATATTGCCAGTATTTCCGTAGCTAAACCTGCCTACGTAGGCGTTCTGACCTTCGACGACATATCTTGCACGACCAATAATTACACTTGTAAATTTCGATGTAGTTGTAATAGGTTCTGCTTGACCTTCGAGCACTGGAACTGTGAAAGTTACCTTTCTTGATGGAACGTATTGTCTTACTACCCAGGTCTTAAGTGCTCTGCGCTTGTAGTTGATTACCTTAATGACATCATGTATAGGCAAGTTCGCATGGTACCTTATGAATAGCGACCTTTCTTTCATTATGTGCTGAATAACTCTGTTAATATTCCTGAGCTTGGTCATGTACAGCATTGAATAGTGGTAATTTTGGACAAGTATTTTGTCATATACTGGCTCGGTGAATTTGTACCTAAGTGCTACTATACGTCCAAGCAACTCGAATTGTTTGTAGGCTTCGTAAATAATACCTGTTATTACTTGATAGTTCAAGCGACCTGCATACAGCATCTTTTCGTTGATTAAAACATTGAGTTTGTCTTGTCTAAGTACTGCAGACATTAGTTGAATGGTTAAAGTAGGCTGATATGCTTCTTCTATTGGATATGTTTTTGAGCCGACATGTACCGTACGTGTTGCAATGTCTACATGCTTATCAAAAGTCCACATGACTGCAGAGGAAATGTATTTTGGTGCTTTGAATGTAAACGGCGCAGAGCTTAAAAGTTCAGGCTTGTATGTTGTTTGCACTATCTTAGCCTCTGTAAGCTGAATTGCAAATTGCCTGAGTGCTAAAAGCTTTTCTTTAAGGTCTACCACTTTTTGTGCAGTAACTCTTGGCAACATGCTTATGACATTTTGTTTCGTATGCACATAGACAATTGCATCCTTCAACATCGAACTAAATGTTCTTAACAAGCTAACTGTTTCTTCAAGTGCTTTATTCAGTGTGAATGTAAAGCTTGAATGTTGGATTTGTTTTGTTGCCTGAATACCGGACATTGTTATGTAAACCTTCGGTACTGAGACTGTCTTTGTCCAAGCAAATGCTGTTACATCATCAACTGGATAATGCACTGTCTGTGTAAGGCTTTCTACATCAGCAAGAGATTTGCTTGCTGAGTTGCCGAGGTACCTGATTTGTGAATTCAAATTCGTCGATTTAGGAATTGTCAATACAACAGCTGGTGACTGCAACTCACATGAACGTTTAACAGACAAACCAACTAAAATCGGCGTTGCTTTGACAACATTTTCTAGCTTTACCGCCGTTCTCAAACTGTAGAACAATATATCGGAAGTTTGATATGTAGCATCCAGGCTGACTGTTTTGATAAAGTCGACATCTGTTTTAATTGCTCTTTGTGCAACTTTTGAAACACGAACAACGGATTTCGGTGATACTTCCTTTGTTCTGTTCAAAGCATCAACGGGACTGTTCAAAATCGCCGATATGTGAGCCCCTTTAAGCTGAACTTCTGCTATATCAAGTGCTGCTGGCTTGAAACCGTATGTCGTATAAATTATCTGGTAGATACTGTTTGGCGAATCGGTTGTGAATACAGCATTGAATAATCCAAATCTTCTAGACGCATCTACGTTTGTCGTAACATTGCCGTTGACTATAAGTCCTGGTACTGGAATGATGAAGTACAAATCGGTACCTGTAACATGCAGTCTTATGGTCTGTTGTGTGCTGGCTGTCGCAGGTATTGACATGAAGTATGTACCACCAGCAACTGCAACAAAACCGCCATAACCTCTGTAGGCAGTAGGTATCTGTTTAAAATTGACCGTTTTATTTTCACAATCAATAACAAGTATATCTGTATCGTTATTACCAAGAATGTAGATTTTTCCATCAATGCCCGTATTGTAAGGAGCATTGGTAACTACGTCTGGTGTAAATGTTCTGCTAAGGCTGATACTATGGGTTGTTTTGTATTCGAATGAGTAAATCTTAACCGCACCTGTTTCTAACGCTATGAGATACCTGTTTCCAGGACCAGCCATTACATACTGTGCTGATGAAGTGAAGTTTGCTTGAGTATATGAATTGCGTCTGATGTCGTATACAAGTAGTGGTTTGTTTGCACCGTAAATGTAGTAGAGGTTATTGTAGCCTCTGATAACATCAGTATATCCTTCTGGAAGTGTTAAGAACTCTGTTTCGCTACCAGTGTTTATATCGAATTTTGTAAGTTTACCGTTTGGCTTGACAGCTAAGTATTCAGAAAGTGTTGGCAGAACTGCTACATGTCCAAGAACACCTGTTGTGCTCTCTTCTACATCGCTGAGTAGATACGTAGGTGCTATCAGCCTTGTCCTTAAGGTCTTGTTCTGATTGAAATTGCGTACGACAACGTTAGAGCCGTCGTATAGCAGTTCAGAGATGCGGTAAATTTGATTATCTTTTGGTTTTGAACTTATTGCATTGATTAAGAATCTTGTTTGAAGCGTAGTATGATTAAGTGCCATAGGTTTTACATAGCTGGATTTGGCAAGAACTCTAAGGTTATACTTTGGTGCAATGTCATCAAAAATTATCGAAACACCTTCATTCAGTGTCGTAATTCCAAATGCACTAGCTGGTACAGAGACTTGAAAATCAGTCAGTTCTGTACCTGTATTGTTGGTTAGTATGAAGGAACCACCATTTATACTAGCAGTAACGTTCGGATTGTATCTGGCGATAGCAAGCCAGTCGATGTTGGGAACGCCTACAGACCAAACGTCCGAAGCAGCAGCCCAACCGAAGTAAGCTTTTGTCAATGGTTTTGAAGCATTAAAGTTGACATTAGTTGTAGTCCATCTAATAAGGCGGCTTGGATTACCAGAATTTATTGTTCCAGTATCAGTACTATAAATATCAATACTATAACCACTACCAGAAGGATAAATTATTGTATCAGAAACATACCATTTACCGTTCGTAAATGCATTCGTGGGAGCTGTATCATCGAATATATCATATTCTGCCGAGTTACCTGTACCAGCAAAGGCAAGTAAACTCCACGGTGCGACATGAGCTGCAGCATTTGCATTGTTACCACCATGTTGTACGTTTCCAACTGATACACTTATCGTTCTACCATGTCTTGTATCTGTACCTGCCTTAATCAAACTAATGCCAATGTATCCCTGCTTGAAATCAAAGCCC